TCATTTTGCTCTGACCGTGATTGTGATTTCTCCCCTGAACACGAATTCCGCGCTGCCATCCGTCCGAATCGTCACCTGCGAAACCAGCAGATTCCATGCCTGCTCATCCCAGGCATCCAGGCTGACCGGCTGATCATCCAGCAAAGCCAGAAACCTTCGGATGGCTTTGCTTCTGGTAAGATGCTCTTCACGCTCAGCCTTCAGCCGGGAAAGCTTTTCGTCTGCTTCCTGATACCGTTGATTCAAAACCGCGGTGCGCTCGTCAAACTCTTTTACGTCCATCCCCGCGACAGCCTGTTCCCGGATGAGCCTGCGGTTCAGCTCCACCACCGTATCGATTTCCGCCTGCGTATCCGTGATTTCCCGATCCAGCTCAGTAGTGTCTTCCAGCGCGGTAGCCAGTTCTTCACAGTTACGGATGGCGGAAGTTCTCTCCGCCATGAGGCGGTTGAACGCCTGCACGAACAGGCCTTTGATTTCATCTTCGCTGATCGTGGGGGTGCCGCATTTCTTTCCCTTACCATATTTCCTGTTGCAGCGCCACACGATTCTCCGGTAGGCGTCGTTGGAGTGCCAGACCTTCTGGCCGTAGTACCCGCCGCAATCGCCGCATATGATTTTCGTCCCGAATATGCTCCCGCTGTATGATTTCCCGATTCTCTTGCGTCTGGCCACCTCCGCCTGTACCTGCTCGAATTCCTCTGGCGGGATGATTGCTTCGTGGTTTGCTTCAACATAGTATTGGGGAATCTCGCCTTCATTCACCTTGTGCTTCTTCGTCAGGAAGTCCACGGTGAATGTCTTCTGCAGCAAGGCGTCGCCTTTGTATTTCTCGTTTGTCAGGATGCTCAGGACAGTAGATTCATTCCATTTCTTTTTACCGCCAGGGGTCGGGATTCCTCTTTCCTCAAGCATCCGGCAGATGGCGACGTATGACATTCCTTCCATGAAGGATCGGTAGATAAGCCTGACGATTTTCGCCTGTTCTTTGTTAACCACCAGATTGCCATCCGGTCCCTTGTCATAGCCAAGGAAGGTACTGTAGGCAACGTAGACCTTACCATCCGCCATCCGCTTGCGGTGTCCCCAGGTGACGTTCTCTGAAATGCTCCTGCTCTCTTCCTGCGCAAGGCTGCTCATGATGGTGATCAGAAGCTCGCCCTTGCCGTCGAATGTGAAAATGTTCTCTTTCTCGAAATAGCACTCGCAGCCATGTTCCTTCAGTTTTCTGATCGTCACGAGGCTGTCGACGGTGTTGCGGGCGAAGCGACTGACGCTCTTGGTCACGATCAGATCGATCTTCCCGGCAAGGGCGTCCTCGATCATTTCATTGAAGCCCTCCCTTCGCCGGGTGTCGGTTCCACTGATTCCTTCGTCCGTATACACCCTGACGAATTCCCAATCTGGATGGGACTGAATGTAATGGGTGTAGTAATCGACCTGCGCTTCATAGCTGGTGAACTGCTCATCGGAATCGGTGCTGACGCGGGCATACCCGGCGACCCGTCTTTTCGCTATACCCGTAATTGGTGCGGCGGTGAAAAGGTTCCTGGTCTGAGGAATCTTAGTGATGCTTTTTGCCATAGTCTCTCCTCCTGGCATCCGCGGCTGCCTTCGCCTTCATCTCCGGCGTCCAGCTTTTTGAACGGGACTCGGGCTGCCATTCGGCTTTTCGCTCCGTGCCGTCTTTCAGATGAAACACCAGCTGATTGGGAGAAATCGCCGTGATGCGATCAACGGTGAGCTTGAACGCTTCCTCGTCAAAGCCATTCCAGCCGAACATATCGGCTGTGACTCGCATCAGCACTTCTTCCGGAATCTTCCGACTGTGGCAGAAGTCTTTTCCATCTTGTATGAATGTCGGGCATGCCCAGCGTGATAGCCCGTGGTTTTTTACCCGCTTGAAATGCTTACCACAGTTCGGGCAGACGATCATTCCCGTAAAGGCATATCGTTCCACGGGCTTTCGTGGCTTATGCGCGGCGGCAATTCGCGCAAGCGCCTCCTGTGCCGCGTCGAACGTTGCCTGGTCAATGATTGCGGGATGCGTCTCCGTGGCGTAGTACTGCGGAAGCTCCCCGTTGTTCCTGACCCGCTTCTTTTCGATGTGATTGTTGACGTATGCCTTCTGGAGCAGCGCGTTGCCCGTGTATTTCTCGTTGCTGACGAGGTCGCGAATCCGCGCGGTATTCCATTTGCCGCCGAAAGCGCCATGCAGTCCGTTCCTGTTCAGCCATCTGGTAATGGAGTTCAGCGTATCGCCCCGGATGATTCTCGCATAGATTTCCCTGACAATCTCAGCCTGCTCCAGGTCGATTTCGATTCCGTTTTCCTTACTGATGCGATAACCGAACATCGTCCGAAGGCACATCAGCTCACCGCCTTCAAACCCTTTGCGGATGCGCCACTTCTGATTGTCGCTGGCGGATTTGCTTTCTTCCTGGGCAAAAGCCGAAAGGATAGTCAGCATCAGCTCGCCGTCGCCGCTCATGCTGTGGATTTTCTGCTCTTCGAAGTAAACGTCGATTCCGAGCAGTTTCAGTTCCCGAACGGTTTTCAGGGATGTCACGGTATTACGGGCGAAACGTGAGACCGACTTGGTGATCACCATGTCGATCCGTCCCGCTCGGCAGTCGGCAAGCAGACGCTGGAATTCTTCTCTGGTATCCTTCGTCCCTGTCAAGGCTTCATCGGCATATACGCCGGCAAACCGCCAGCCGGGCTGCTCTCTTATCATCTGGCTGTAATAGCTTACCTGGGCGGCGAGCGAATGCAGCATGGCATCCTTGCCAGACGACACCCGCGCGTAAGCAGCTACATTCTTCAGCCTTTCCAGAGTGGGCTTTACAGGCACTCTCGTTACTTGCTTTTCCAAGGTACCACCTCCTGGCAGTGTGTGATGTTACCTCTGCCCGGCACACATAGCAAGTGATGATCCCGATAAATGCTTCCTTTCTCAAGGCCGTATTTCACGAGCATTTTATTCTCAAAGGCGACGAATTCTTTCCGCGTGATCAGACCTCCGTCGAGCATTCGGGCAGCAATGCTCATGGTTGAAAGATACCCGGTTACATCCGCATTAGACATTACATGCACCCGCCTTTCTGCGGGATTTGAAATAGCATTCATGTGAGCAGTACTTCGTAGTCCTGTAAGCAAAGAAATCTTTTCCGCACACCGGGCAGGTGAATCTGTGCTGCCGGTTCTGACTGAACTGTTCCGGATGCGCCCGCCACCATTTGGATCTACATGCGTCAGAACAGAACCTCCGCTTGTTCAGCGTATCCTTTTTGAGCGGTTTCCTGCATTGCGGGCAGTAACGCATGTCATCATCTGGCGCTTTTTTTCTTATGAAGTACATCTTGATCGTGCTCAAACCGATGCCTGTCTCATCGGCAATTTGCTGATAGGTATGGCCCTGTTCACGCAGCGCAGCGATGCGCTTCTTTTCCTTATCGGTCATCGTCGATCCCCCCCTTCACTATCCACTGGAGAAGAGGAGGCCGTTTTGACGAAGCCAAAATAAAAAAAGTGGGTCTGCAATCCGATCATAACCGAATCACAGACCCACGAGTATCGATTGCTTATACCAACTGGCTGTACTTTCCGGACACCCATCCGACCTGGCTGCCGATCTTCACGGCATGCCAGCCGTTCTGGGCAGTGGCGATCCACTCGCATTCCATTCCGTCTGGCACTGCGGTAATGCGGGCGTAATCCGTGCCGTTACCCACGCGGATGTTCACAGTGCCATTGTCGCAGACGATTTTCACCATCGTCCTGGCAGATTGCTCCGGTTCCGGATCGGGCTCTGTCCGCTGTCCGACATCGTTATCAGCAATAGCGGCCATCAGGGCGTTGTGCGTCTGATCGCCGTACTTGCCGTCATGCTTCAGTCCGGCCTTCTTCTGGAAAGCCTTCACAGCGGTTTCCGTCTTGCTGCCGAAATCCCCGTCAACCGCAAGCCCAGCGCCAAGCTGGTTCAGGGGCTCCTGCAGGGTCTTCACATCCCCGCCAACGGAGCCTTTCTTCAACAGACGGCTACCGAGAGTATAAGTGACTGTTTCGGCAGGCTGGGCATCGCCAGTATCACCGTAGTTGATAAACGGCAGCTTGGCCCAGTGCTTCCAGGTGCGTTCTTTCACCACGGTCTTTACGCACCCGTAGTTGAATCCGCGCCATTCGACCGCGTACCCGCCACCGACATAGTAGCCGATATGCCCGTCCGTGAAGAGCGCGAGGCCCACGATTTCCGGCAGGGTGTCAATCGTACCCCAGTCCATGCCCTTGCTCTTGCAGTAGGAAAACATACCGCTGGCGCTCTTGTCCGGGCATCCGTTGGAACCATATTTGCTGGTGTACTTCTGGTCCGTGCCGATGGATTCCAGCACGCCTTGTCCGCCGTTGGTCCAGGCGTACCCCTTGCAGCCGCCCACGCAGTCGGAAACGACCTGCTTGTTGGCGATGTCTTTCTTGTAGCGGGCGGTGCGGCTGGAACCGTAGTGGTCGGGATACTGCTTTGTCTTGCTTGCAAGTACGGAGGCAGAGGCCTTGTAGGCGCAACAGCCGTACCAGTAGGGACTCTTCTTCTCCGCCATTTTCAGGCACCAGTCGGCAAAGTGCTCGTTGGTAAACGGGATATTGATTCTCTCAGACATGATGATACCTCCAGTTATGAAAAGAGGGCGGCGGTCATTCTCCGTCACCCTGGTCGGTCGGTTCAGTACGGTCTTTATCGTGGAGCTGCTCAAGGATCATTTTGAGCTTCTCCGGCACCGGCAGTCCCAAATGAGCGGCATTTTCCAATAACGAAATGCCTTCATTTGAGAGATAGAAGCAGATGATGGCGGAGCGCAGCGCGGAGCCGGTTCCGACCACGTAAGTGTCCAGGACATGGCCCACGCCAACCAGCGCAAAAATAAGCGCCTTGCGGCAGATCCCCTTGAAGCCCACGGCCGAGGACAGCTTCCTGTCCGCAATCGCGCACATGAGGCCCGTCACATAGTCGAGGACGGCAAAGACGAGCAAGGCGATCAGCAGCCCGTCCATGCCGCCCAGGAAATAGCCCAGCCACCCGCCCAGCGCGGTGAATGCGATCTGGATTTTCGTCCAGATCAGGTCAATGGAAAAATCCCTCATAGTCATTTCCTCCTTGTCGTTGATATGGAAAACCCGCCCTCGTGATGAGAGCGGGCTGGTCCCTGCTATGAAACTGTCTCACGGTTACACACCAATCGCTATCCAGTCGATATTCCTGCTTGTGTTGAAGCTGCCGCCGACGATGATAGTCGCGCCGGTTGTCGTTTTGCTGTATATCTTCAAAGCACCGTTGTCGCCGGACCAGTTGGTGCCCGTGGTGGAATAGCTGGCCACCACGCAGGGCACGGATGTAAACCCGGCGCTGCTGTAGTTGATTGACAGCGCGCTGTTGCCTGATACAGAGCCGGACCCATACGCCACCTTGAATGGCAGCCTCGCCATTGCCAGAGTGCCTGTGGTCAGGTTTCCGGCATTGTTCGCACCGAGATTGGCCCTGGCGTTTGCGGCTGTCGTGGCTCCAGTACCGCCATTGGCGATGGGCACCCCGCTGGGCATCCCGGCATGGAAGATCCGGTAGTTCGACCATACGCCTGCATCTGCCACGCGCAGCATGACCGCATTGTCGAGGCTGTTTTCGTAGCCCTTCGTGCGGACTTCCAGCATCCGGCGGTTGTTACCCGTGCTATCCTCCCAGGAGGCAAACGAGGATGCGCCGACATAGCTGCCCTCAAAAACGGTCCGGTTCGTGGTGTCGTTGTAATAAGGAAGCAGGTACACGGACGGATACAGGTAGCCCTGGATGGACAGGTTGCCCGTCATGGTGTCTCCGGCTTTATTGACAACGCCAAGCGCCGACCGCGCACCGTCAGCTGTTGACGCGCCTGTGCCGCCGCTTTCGATGTCCAGCGGCTCGGACAGCTTCAACGGCCAGCCGAACTCCACGTATCCGGAGGTCTCAGCCACCTTGCCGAAGGCGATGCCGGTGCCATCCGCCAGAAAGTCCATGATGACGCCCTTCGTGCCGATACTGACCGCCTGCTCCACATAGTAGAAATAGTCCTGCAGACGCACCTTCAGGTCATAGCTGGACAGCGCGTCGAAGGTCTGGGCCAGCACCTTATCCGTCTCGCTCAGGTTGTACGAAGTGATCGTCAGCGACTCTGCCTGCGTCCAGGTGTCGGCGGACGCCAGCTTGTAATACACCACGCAGGCCACGCCGTTGTGGTTGTTCAGCGGGACGACGCTGCCCTGGAAGGAGTACCGCACGTTCGTGCCATCCACCTGGGCTGCGCTGCCGTCGCTGTTGCATCGGTCCGCTTTGAACAGCCGGATGGACGGATAGCTGTAATCCAGCACGGTCAGCGTTTCGGTATAGGTCGCAGTCCGGCCCCTGGTATCCGTCACCGTGACAGACAGCGTCAGTTCCCCGGCAGTGGACAGCTTCCTGGTTGCTGTGAAGGAAGCCGTGGTGTATGTCACGCCGTCCAGGGTAGTACGGTAGGATGAAATTGTGCTGCCGTATGTCCCAGCTGCGGTGATATCAACCGCCAGCGTGCTCATCATCCGGACATACGCCTGAATCCGAGTGGCCACCGTTGTGTTGGTGTCCTCGACGGTCACCGAGGATATGGATGGGACAACCGTGGACGGCACGTTAAGCGTCAGCGTGCATGTGCGGGTGCCTGTCAGGGTACCGCTGATATAGCTCTGGCAGGTAATGGTACAAACGCCGCTCGTCGCGCTTGGGATCTGCGCTGCCAGCGTCAGCGGAGGCGTCCAGGAAACGGACGCACCGACATTCGTCGCTATCGTCCCGCTGGTGTTGCCGAAGGTATACAGCAGCGTGTGCGTTGTGGAGGTGCTGACCCGGTTGGTATAGATCGTCACGGCGCTGCCCATATTTACTGACGAAGACGATGTGGACGGCTGTGAGACCGCCTCCTCATAGGTGATGGTGATCGTGACGCTTTCCCATTGCAGGTAGTTGTACGAATACCCCTGGCTTGATGCGCTGGGGCTGGGATTATAGATGGTGAAAGTATTGTTCCCCTGGCTGATGTAGGCCGCCATGTTGTTGAACAGCGTTCCCGTCATCTGATAAACTGTCGAGTTCCCAAAGAAGGAACCGTCGAAGGTTCCCAGCGCGTCGCCTTTATAGCCAAGGCCTGTCACACCGGACACTATGCTGTTCTGGTAGTTGGCCTTCCGCATGTACACGGTCTTCGTGCTGCCTGCGCCGTAACCAGCCCTTGCCGCGTCGATGCTCAGCCAGATCCCGGTGATGACCTTGTTGGCCAGGTTCATGCCGGAGAAGCAGACGATGCCGACATAGTTATAGCTGGAATCGTAGAACTCCTGGCACGCCACACCGTTTTTTGCATTGGAGGAAGAATTGGTCTTTCTCGTGCACATCGAAGCGGCATATGCCACTGTAGTCGCCATGTGTACTCCTTTCCCGGCGTCAGCCGTTGTAGATCAGGGAGAGGTTTCCGTTGGCCTGGGGCTCGAAGGCAAACCGGCCTATGATGAGCTTCGTCAGTATCTCCGCCTGGGTGACGTAGAGCTTGTTGTTCGAGAGGTAAGCTACCTCGGTATCGTTCATATAAAATGCCAGCCTGTCGTTTACCACGCGGAAGGTGAACGGATTCCCGGTCTTGCCGATGACCAGCCCCTGCTCGTCAAAAGACATATACGTGCGGAATATAGCCAGCTCGTCTTCTGTCGCTTCATGAGCGCTTGTCAGGTCCTGCTGCAGCTGGTTGATCCGGGTGACCGCCCAGGTGTAATTGCTCTCTGACTGTTCGGACAGTGTGCTGACCCTCTGCGTTACCTGCGTCATATCGCTGGCGAGCGCATAGGTTGCCTGGACCTCGGAACGGATGCTGTCCGCCTCGGTGCTGATCTGCGCCCGGACGGAAGACAGTTTCTGCTCGAGTGCTTCTTCGGCATCTTCCGGTGCAGCCGTCCAGTCCGTCGCCCGGTTCCCTCTTTCCAGCTTGATCTGGTGGATGATGGTGGTCGCCGTTCCTACGCTGGCAGGTTTGCGGTAGATAAGGATGTCCGCGTTGGCGGGATCGTCATCCGGGCATTTGCCTTCTGCGTACTCGGCGATGAAGGTGGCCTGGATCGTCTGCCGCTCAGCGCCGGACAGGTCTATCGTAGCCAGCGTTGTGTCTCCGTCAGACACGCGGATTGTCACGCCAGCGTATGATTCCATGGGCGTGAGCGTCATGGAAACCGTATACTGCTCACCGGCAACCATAGGTTCCGACAGCGCATACCGGGCGATCAGGGCGGCGGACCCGGACGCTTCCGATCCGGAATTGAGGATGTAGTTCCTGCCGCCGACCGCGAGGCTGTCGATTGCCTCCTGGGCTTCTTCCGCTGTCAGGAAAGCCTCATAGGATATCTGGGAGATCGTTTTGAAGCCGCCGTTGTAGTACCGGAACATAGGATGCTCCGGAGCCAGCACCGCGTTGACCGTCGTGCTCATCAGTCCCAGCAGGATATAGGTGTACCCGTCTTCTGTTGTAGGCACTGTCGTTGTCAGCACTCCGGCAGCGGGCGTGAACAGGGAGCCGTTCAGCGTACCTTTGATGTACACCGTCGCGCCAGCCGTGCCGGTAAAGCCGGATACCGTGCTTGCCAGTGAAAAAGCCGTGCCCCAGGAGATATAGTTGTTTGTCTGCGTCAGCGCAGACGCCTTATAGGCTGTGCCAACATACAGGATGGGCTTCGTCACATCGAAGGCCGTAGTGGACAGCAGCATCAGCTTGCCTGCGCTGTTGAACACACCCAGCCTGCCAGCGGCAATCGCGCCGACCGCTGTGACGGAAGCCTTGTAGTTGATTCGGTCGTAGTAGTTGGTGGTCGTGTCCTGGTTCCGGGTGATCCACCAGCCGGTATAGCTGCCGCTGCCATTAATGGGCGTGTTCACGCGGTAGGTCATCTGCGTCACGTTGCCCACCGCCACATGCGTGGTGCACCGGGTCGTGCCGTTGATGTATACGGGAACCGCGCCGGTTTCCGTCCCGTCCGCCAGCGACAGGTTCAGGGTGGCGTTGGTGGACGTGCCTGCGAACGGCAGCCAGTACAGGATAGTCTGGCCGTCCCTCAGTTCAGAGAATGAAGCGACGCCTGTCCAGGCCGCCGTTGCCGCTGTCTGCGTGCCGACGATGACCTCTGCGGTCGCATCAGAAAGATCGGCAATCGTGAAAATAGCCTGTGCGATCATGGCTTATTCCACCTCGCACACGAATACCGTCTTCACCGTCACATCGTCCCCGTCCACATAGATCACCTTGCCCGTGGCGAAAGCCGCTCCGTTGTCCATGGGGTTGCCGTCCTTGTCCCTGCGGTACCAGGTATAGGTCTTTTCATGCTTGTAATCCGCGTTGTTGGTGACATCCACCCAGGCAGAACCGCTGTAGCGCATGAGAGCCGTCGTGGGGCTGTTCGATGCGATCTTGTAATAGAAATCGCCGGTGGCCGGAGAGGAGGGAGCCGTAGCGGAATACGTGGTGGACTTCAGCGGGTCGACTTCCGCGCCATTCTGCCACAGGCGGCAGATCAGGCAAGTCTGACCGACGGTATTTTTGAAAACATCCCCGGCGGTGCTGTCAATGTCCGCCTGGTAGTTGTCCGTTTTGTCAACGATGGTGATCGTGTCATAGAAGTAGGCGGTGCCGTTGTTGTACCTGGCCCGGCAGCGGTAGGTGGCGGACCCCTGTACATCAGCCGCGTGCACGGTATAGGTGTTGCCGTTCGCTCCGGTCGCTTCAGCCTGCACGTCCGTCCAGCTTCCGCTCTCATACTTCTGCCAGAGATAGGCGGACTTCGTATTGGTGGTCAGGTCGGTAGCGCCCTGGTAGTACTGCGCGATCAGGGTGATCTCGTCGCTGCTATCTGCCAGGCCGTTGGTGAACACGGTCCCGGACGGAGAATACAGCGAGAGATTGAAAGCGCCCGCGCCCGCGCTGCCGGATGCGCCGGTGTTGACCTTGCTCCACTGGATCTGCAGCGTGGTCTCCACAGGAGACGTGACGGGGATGTTCACCACACCGTTCAGCTGCCCGGACCCGCCCAGGGTAGCGTTGGCGGCGATGGCGATGGACAGCGGTATCTCGTTATCCACAGCGCTTCCGACCGTAATCGTCATGCCCGTGGGAGCGCTGGTCGGAGTGCCGACCGTGGGAGTGACTTTCGTCGCGCCGGTATAGGCCACCACGTTGCAGGACTTGGTGACAGCCGCGATCTTGCCATCCTTCGTTGCCGCGAAGGTGATATTCTCATTCGTCAGGAAAACGACGGAGGCGTTCTGACCAGCTCCGCCTGGTGTGCCGTCCTGCACCTTATAGATGGAAGTAGTATCCCCGATGGAGGCGTCCGAAGTCGTGATCCGCAGCGTGGCCGTTTCCCCCACCCAGATGGTGTGGGTAGGCTTCACGACCAGTGTCGGGCTGGTAATGTTAGCGTTGTCGGCGGTCGTGGGATAATCCGTCCAAGTGCCGGAGGAGTTCTTGTACTGCCACTTGCCCATGGTCGCGTTCTGCAGGTTTGCGGTCAGCGTGATCTGCGCCGGGGACACAGCGCCAGCGGCAGTGTATTTGAACACCTGCTCGCCGCTGATCCAAGCGCTTTTCGCGTTCTCGCCCGTGCTGATCAGGGCGAAGGAGATGTCCGCTGTGGCGTTGATCGTCAGCCCGGTGTCCGGATCGGCATAGGCCACATAGGCGATATACGTCAGCAGGCCGCTGGTGATGGAGGCCAGCTTGTTCTGCGTGACAGTCAGGACATTCCCGCTGACGGTCTCGCCTGTGGCTAGGGCCGTTTCCGATCCGCTGCCTTCCTTCCGCTTCCAGGTGATCGTCAGGGCGTTGTTGTTCAGGGCAATGGCGGTCTGGTTGGCGTACACGACCGGCGTGATTACCAGCTTGCCCGCCGTGGTCGTCCAGTTCGGACTGTAGGTGTCCCCGTTCACGTCATGGATCTGCGTCCGGGGCTGGTTGGCTCCCAGATAAACAGAAAGCGACTTGCCGTCCGACAAGTCGATGATGGTTTTGGAGCCGGTTGCGATGATGGCCATGTCAGGTTTCCTCCTTCAGAAGTTCGCAGTCGTAGGTTGCGCTGTACAGCACGTCCCTGGTGGTGAGAGTGATGCTTTTCATTCCGATGTGCGCGGCGTTCCAGATGCCGTCCGCCGTGCTGTCCGCTGATTTCCGTTTCCACTGGAACCGGGACGCGGGCAGGCTGTCCGTCACGTTCTCGCTGCCATGCCAGACACGGACGGTCAGGGTGGTCTGCTGGATGTCGCCCGACAGGATGTCCGAGGTGGCTATGATCTCGATGCGGAATCCTACCAGCTCGTCCATATCGGAATAGACCTGCTCCACCCGCTGGTTGATGCCCGTATTGCTGGACAGGTCGAGGGTCTGGCCAAAATTGGACGCTACATGGTTTGTGGTGATCGCTCCGGCTTTTATGTTGGAGCCTTCGATGGTATTTGCAGCGATCTCGCCGCCCGTGATCGTGCCCGCCAGAATCTCATTGGAGGTAATGGTGCGGGAGGCGATCTCGTTTGCGGTGATGGCGTTGGCCACGATCTTGTCGCCAGTGATGCTCCGCTCCGTCAGCACGTCACCGTCCAGGGTATCCACGTTTTGCGAAACCAGGTCACCGGAATTGTTCAGGGCATAGACCACGGAATTACGGGAACCGACCAGTTCAAGCCGTTCGACTGACAGTGTCCCCGCGTTGATCTTGTTGGCGGTCAGTTCAACGATCTTGGCATCGGTAATGGAACCGTCCGCGATCTGCGTGGTGCCTACGGCCTCCGCGCCGATGAGCGCCTGCGTGATGGCTGCCTGCCCGATCTGCGCCGTGCCGACCGCAGCGTCAGCGATCTGGGCGCGTGTAATGGCCGCGTCCTGGATGTTCGCCGTGCCGATGGCGGCGTGGGCGATCTTCCCGTTGGTGACGGACAGTTCCCGCAGGCTGCTGCCAGATACGGAACCGGGCGCTATCTTCGTGCCCGTCACAGAGCCTTCGCTCAGCTGGTACCCGGCCACGGCGCTGCTTTCCACAGCAAACACGTTCCCGACCGTAACGCTGTTGTACCGTTTGGCCAGCGCATCCCATTCGTATCCGGATACCTGCGCCCTGGCCACAAAGCCTGTCGGCGCGTGCCGAATGCGGACCATATCGTAAAGAAAAACCCGCTCAAGGTTCCTGTACTGTCTGTATTCTTCTGTATCGCCGATATGGATAAAGTCGATCTCCAGCGTCAGGTCGGTGAGGTCGCAGCCTTTCGCAAACTCGTCCGCAGCGGCCTGCCGCATGAGCGCGTAGCATTCTTCTTTGGAGAAAGGCTGGATTTCCGGAGCAGGCTCGTCGCCTTCCTCGCTCTCATCTTCTTCCGAAACCACGACCTCTTTCGCGTCCGAGACGGTCAGCGTCCCGGTATGCACGACGGGATAGTCGTTGATATGCGGGCTATCGATCCACTTTTCCGGCAGGAGCAGCGTATTGCCCTCGGCGTCCTCGCCCAGGGGAACGATGCGGGTAATGACAGAATCCGTCTTCTTGCTCCAGGAGATGCCCGTCATGTTCTTCCCGTAGGCGATTTCATAGCCACGGTCGGGCGGGTCGTCGTTATCTAGGAGATAAAAATCTGCGTTATCCCGCACCAGCCTTGCCCGTGACCGCTGCACCAGGCCCAGCTCAGGGTCGAGCAGGTACTTGATGGGATTGACAAAGCTGCGGTTGCCCAGGTTGACCCTGCGGACAATGTTCGTAGCCAGGATACGGTTATCCGGCGTGAACAGGGCGGTCCGCATTTTGGTAAGGGCGTTAACAACGTAGGTGCCCATCTGCGTGGTCAGCCTGCCGCACATGTTGCCCATAAAGTCGTAGCTGATATGCCGCGCTTCCACGGTCACCTCGTGATTGGCGGTATCAACGTTTACGGAATAGATGCGGAAGCACTGCTCGGTGGCCTGTTCAGCCGGGACGATGACCGTGCCATCATCCTCCAGTGGCTTATAGGCGGGAACCGGCGCTTTGATGATCCGCTCCTCCTGCAGTTCCTTCCATCGCAGGTCCTCCGTGATGGGATGCACCAGCGTCAGGCCGAAGTCGCCGCCCGCGATCTCCGATACCGTACAGGAGGAAGGCTGGAGGATGCACAGGCCATTGCCGTGCCAGTTTGTTTCGTTGGCTTCATAGATGCAGATCGTGGGCGGTCACCTCCTCCAGCAGGGCATAAAGAAAGCGCCTCCGAAGAGACGCTCAATGGATCATATTCATCTCGACAACCTGGAATTTATCGGAACAGACAATCCAAAGCTTCTTCCTCCGTGGCAACGAAGAACACATCATGCCCTTTGTTGCTCTCATAGATGAAGTCATGCAGCGGCTTGCTGGTATAATGCGAGTAATCCCCGTAAATAGCAATCCGTCCGCCATAGTTGATGTACTTCTGAAGAATCTCTCCTGCAAGCCCGGAACTGAGGATAAAGAATTCCTCTTTGATCAGTTCCTTATCAATTGCGATGTTCTTTGTTCCTGTTTCATACTTTGCGGTCATCAGCAGGTCAAGGGCTGACTGTGAATCGGTGATCACAAGTTCCCCGCTGCGAACAACTGCACAGATGTTTCCGTTTTTCTCGACTTTTTCTATGTTCATGGATATACCCCTCCACAAATACCGAGTTGTCAGCCTGATGGCCGTCTTTATTATACCAGAATCCGGAGGATTTCGGAAGGTAGCAAGCGTTATAAAAACCGCCAATTCGGCGTTACGACCAGCCTGCTCACCGTTCCAGTCCAGGTAATCGTGCTGTCGCCGGGAGGCAGGTACTGCGGATCGCCATCCACCTTGTCGTTCAGCAGCGTCCCGCCGTCCAGACTCATGCACTCCTGCGCCTCCCAGTCGAGGATGATGCCGTTGCCGATGCCGCTTAGTACCACTGCGCCGCTGTAGGTGGTCAGCGTGATCGTCCCACTGCCGTACAGCGTGAACTTTGGCCAGGCGGGCACTGTCCCCGGATTGTGTACCGTCATGCCGCTGGCGGTGAGGGTGATGTCCTCTGCAGGCGGGTATAGGCACTTGAAGGGCTGGCACTGGAACGGCACAGCGAAGCTCCTGTATCCTCTTCCGCGCAGGATTTTGCTGAAATCAATCTGGGTGATGATCCGGGCGTCATAGGAGCGGTCTGGCTCGTTTCCGAATACCACGCTCCCGGAGCCCTGAAGCCACGCGCAGATGGCGTCGATGTCCGCGTCCGGCCTGACCCAGCACTGCGCTGTTTTCAGGACAGGATCATAGACGGGCAGATCGCTTTCCGGCAGTATCAGCACGCCGGACCGGCCCGGAATGGTGATCTGGTTCACGCGCTCCTTGGGCCGTGATATGACGGGATACTCGGAGACCATGATGCCATAGTCCTCCGAGCTTACTCCGTTCCACAGGAAATAGGGATGCATGACCGTCACCTCTTTAGTATCCATATCCGCGCTGCCGCCTGCGCGTCATGGCGCTGATCTGCGCCGCGAGGGACTGCGCGTCCATATCGTTTGCCATGACCATGTTTTCCACGTTCACGGCAGGCACCATTTCCGGTTCCGCGCTGTTTGCCTTCACAGCGTCGATCAGGTCCTGCAGCAGGGATTCCATGTTTTCCGTCGAGCGTTCGCTCATGAAACCTGACAGCACATCCACCATGCCCGCCCGGAGCCGCGCCGACATCTCCGTCCACAGGGTGTCCAATGGCAGGATGGCTTCCGCGCCAGCCTCGCCGACGCCCTGGAGCCCGGCTGCGCTGCCCAGGATGGTGGGCTTGTCGAAGACGCCGCCCAGCGCGTTCCAGGAAATGGACAGCTTGGGCAGCTTGATGCCCCAGCCGATGTCGTTCCAGGTCACGTTGATGCGGGGCAGCTTGAATTCCGGCAGCTTCCACTGGAAGTTGAACAGGCCCTTGAAATAATTGACCTTCTCCTGCAGCCAGGTCTTTGCCGATTCGATGGGGCTTTTGATCACGCCCAGGACGCTGTCCCACGCGCCCTTCACGCCGTTTTTGATGCTGGTCCAGCCATTGACGATACCGGCTTTCGCATTGGTGATAGCCGATGACACGGCATTCGTGATATTGTTCCAGGCCGTCGTGGCATTGGACTTCAGCGTGTTCCACGTACCCTCGATGCCGGACTTGATATTGTTCCACCCAGTCGTGGCAGCGGACTTGATATTGCTCCAGGTATTGGAGAAAAACGACGCGACGCCATTCCATACCTCCGTGGCCTTGTTGCTGATGCCTGTCCAGATACCACCGATCCATGTCGTGAAGGCGTTCCATGCGGTTTCGGCAGCAGACTTTATCGCGGTCCATACGCCGGAGATCACATCCTTGATGGCGTTGAACCAGGTGGCAGCCAGTCCCTTGATGCCTTCCCAGACAGTGGACAGTGAGGTTTTGATGTTCTCCCAGGATGCGGAGGCGTCACCGGTGATCAGCCCCCATACGCCCTGGAAGAAGGAAACGATGCCGTTCCAGATCGTACTGGCGGCAGTAGAGATACCGTTCCATATGCCGCTGATCCATTCAGTGAAAGCGTTCCAGGATTCGCCCGCGTCACCGGCGATGCTGGTCCAGACGCCGGAGAAAAACGAGACGACAGAATTCCATACGGTGCTGGCCGTGGTGGATATGCCGTTCCACACACCGCTGATCCATTCGGTGAAGGTAGTCCACGCAGTGTTCGCGCCGGTCGATATGCTCGTCCAGGTTCCGGAGAAGAAGGAGACAATGCCGTTCCAAACGGTGCTTGCTGTCGTAGAGATACCGTTCCACACGCCGCTAATCCATTCGGTGAACGACGTCCACGCGGTGTTTGCTCCGGTTGAAATGCTCGTCCAGATCCCGGAGAAGAAGGACACGACAGCATTCCAGATGGTGCTGGCTGTAGTGGAGATTCCGTTCCATACGTCGCTGATCCATTCTGTGAAGGTAGTCCACGCAGTGTTCGCGCCGGTGGAAATGCTCGTCCAGATTCCGGAGAAGAAAGACACGATGCCATTCCAAATTGTGCTGGCCGTGGTGGATATGCCGTTCCACACCCCGCTGATCCATTCCGTGAAGGAGGTCCATGCGGTATTCGCAGCTGTGCTGATGCCGCTCCAGACACCGGAAAAGAAGGAAACAACAGCGTTCCATACGGTTTCAGCAATCGTTTTGATGCCTTCCCACACGCCGCTAATCCAAGTCGTGAAATTGGTCCATGCGGTACTGGCGGCTGTGGAAATGCCGGTCCAGGTATTGCTGAAGAAGGTGACGATGGCGTTCCATACGGTCGTTGCCGTCTGCTTGATGCTTTCCCATACACCGGCGATCCATTCGGTGAAGGCAGTCCACGCAGTGCTGGCGGTCGTGGCGATAGCCGTCCAGGTGTCGGAGAACCATTTCTTGATGGCGTTCCAGGCATTGACTACGCCGGTCTTGATCGCGGTCCATACATCCGAGAACAGCTGCCCGAGATCGATGCCGAAAGCCTCGGCGATTCCGCACAGCGTTTCCCAGAAGGTAGAGAAGAAATTGGTGATGGCTGTCCAGATATCCTGAAGGGCCACGCACAGGCTGTCCCAGGCGTCGCTGATGCCCTGGGTGAAACCGTCCCAGTCTCCGGAGAAAAGCGATATGATGGCGGAGACCAGGTTTGCCAGGAAATCCACGAAATTGACGATGGCGTCGATCACTGGGCCGATGGCGGAGATGATGCCCGCTATCTTTGCGATTACGACGGAAACCATAACGCCCACAGCAGCCGCAATCGCCTCGAAGACCGGCATCAGCTTCAGTACGATCTTCTGGATCGTGCCCCAGAGCTTTTCCAGGGACGCCTTGATCGGCTCAAACCAGGACTGCAGCGTCTGGAAAGCGCTAATGAAGGCGGCCTTTACCTTCTCGAAAGCCGCGCAGATCTGCTGCCAGATGGCGTTGACCTTGTTCCGGAACTCCTCGTTGTTTTTATACAGGGAGATGAAAGCGGCAACCAGCACAGCGATGACAGTGATCACTATGCCCACGGGACCGGTCAGCGCGGTCATGGCCTTGCCCAGCAAGCCGGTGACCTTCGTCGCGCCGGAGATGACTTTCATCACGGAGCCGACGTTCTTGATCACCTTGCCGATGCCGGTGATGACCTTGCCGCCCACCAGGAGCACGGGGCCGACTGCGGCGGCAATGGCCGCGATCTTGATGATGGTATCCTTAGTCTTGTCATCCAGGCTGGTCAGCCAGTTGATGATGGAAGTAATCTTTTCGACCGCCTTCTGGACCATGGGAGCAAGCCGCTCGCCGAAAGAGATAGCCAGGCCTTCCACAGCGGATTTCAGCGTGCGGAAAGAACCGCCCAAGCCGCTCTCCATGGTATCGGCCATCTGCTGGGCAGCGCCTTCGCTGTCCTCGATGTAACCCATGAGCTCGTCGAATTCATCGCCGCACCCGTCCAGCAGCGCGGTCACAGCCGCCAGGTCGGTCTTGTTAAAGATAGTGGAGATGATGTTCTGCTTCTGCTCGGCGGTCATGCCGTCCATAGACCGGTTCAGGTCCATCATGATATCGTTCATGGAGCGCATGTTGCCGGAGCTGTCATAAACGGATACGCCAAGGGCCTGCAGCTGGGCGGCGGCCTTGTCGGTGGGCTTCGTCAGGGACAGGATGACGTTACGCAGGTGCGTGCCGCCTTCAGCGCCTTTGATGCCTCGGTTGGCCAGGATGCCCAGCTCCGCGTTCAGTTCGGCGGTGCCGCCTTTGAGGTTCTTGGCGGTGCCGCCCACGGTCAGGATGGCTTCGCCCAGCTGCCCGACAGAGGTGTTGGACTTCTGTGCCGTCACAGCCATCTGGTCGGAGAAAGTGCCAAGCTCATCCATAGACAAGCCGAGAGCCGCCATGGCGTCGGTGGCCAGGTCGGAGGCATATGCCAGGTCCAGTCCGCCCGCCTGCGCCAATGCCAGTACCTTGGGCAGGGCCGCGCAGGCTTCGTCAGCGTCGTAACCGGCCAGAGCCAGATAGTTCAGGGCGTCGGCGGCCTCGGACGCGGAGTAGCGGGTAGACCGTCCCATTTCCTGCGCCGTGCTGTTCAGCAGGGCGATCTGCCGGTCCGCTTCCTCTGAGGAGCCTGCTACCAGGCCCATGGTGGCTTGCACGGTTTTCAGGGAATCGTCGAAGGAAGTGAAAGTCTTCACGCACACGGTGCCCAGCGCCACAATGGGCGTGGTCACCTTCGTGGTGAGCTGCTTGCCCACATCGGAGACCTTTTTGCCGACGGCCTCCAGTTTCGCGCCGATGTTTTCCAGCTGCGTGCCCAGCTGGTAGAAGCCGTTCTGCGACAGCTTCAGCTGCTGGGTGACGAGCTTCAGCGCCTGCTCGGTCTGGGAGACCTTCTGTTTCGCCTGCTCCAGCTGTGCGGCCAGTTTCTTCGTCTCTTCTGAGTTCTCGCCGGTCTCGGCCTTGCTCTTTTCATAGGCGGCTTCGAGATCGGCTACCTTCTGCTTCTGCGCGGCCAATTTGTCCGTCAGGGTCTGCGCGGAGGTCTGCAGCTGCGCCGTCACCTGTTTGAAGTTGGTGATCCCGGTGGCGGCGTTGGTGCAGGAAGCCTGCAGCTTCGTCATCTGCCCTTCGAATTTGGACAGGGAGCCTTCAAACTGGGTCGTGTCAAGGGACAGGCGGACAATCAGGTCGGACGTTCCGGACGCCATGGGAAATCACCTCCTCGCGGGCATAATGAAAGCGCCGCCCTTGTGGACGACGCTCGTGATATATTCGGATCAGAAAAACTCGAATTGAGTGAGCTATGACAGCAAGATACAGCTACAGTCAAATGTATAGTATGACATCGGATCATCATACTCATTGCGGGCACTGTATCCGTTTGGCAAAAGGAATACTGTCTCCGGATTTGAAGTACGGCAGCCATAGGCACTGTTCTTCGGGAAGGCAAAACGAAATGTGTCTTTCATCATGTAATCAGAATACCAGGAATCATAATCATCATACTCGACACCGTGAAGCACCAAAGCCCATTCTTTTTTTATTGCAATATGGCGAAACACCGGCATTTTCCCCTGTGTGTACGAAGATCGGATTTCAAAGATATCCATAGGTACTTCTCTATAGAAATATGTATTGAATGTCGGATCAAGAAATACCCACTTTCCCAGATCGCACAAATATGCCATAACACCAACGTGATGATCGTAATCAAACATGCATGGAAGGCAGGAAACCGTAACCGCTTTTACCCCCATGCTCAAAAGCATCTCTGAAAGTACCGTAGCATAATCCGAGCACCATAGCTGACCAAGCTTTGCTGCTTTCATAATCTCATCAGTATTCTTGATGGCCGGAGATGAATTGTTACCGCTTTTACGCGCAATACCATGTACATAATTCATCAGTGAAAGGACCTTTTGCAAATCCGATCCCCCATTAAAGTAATCCGCTACATGATACTGCTCAGCAATCCTGATTAGCTCAGACGCATGGCGTGACTGGTATGAGATACGAAGTAAACCATCCTGTATATTTTGAATGGGGTAATCAATCAAATACTTACGCCAAACATCTTTCTCATGGGCATCTGAATTAAAAACATCTGCTTCGGTACTCATTCAATTCTCTCCTTGGAAATCCCGATTGACTGAGGCATTTACGCACAATAATTATAGCAGAAACAGGAGAGATTCGAAAGATATAGCTTGTTATTTCTTTCCTGCCGGTTTCGGCATATGCTCGCAGTGGCACCTGAACACCGCGTGCAATTTCCGCAGCGTGCTGCGCCAGAATACTTTCTCGCTCATGTTCAGCACTACGGTTCCCACGTAATACAGCAGCACCCAGTCCACAGATTCCTGTGCGCCGGATGCCGCTGTATCAAATGAATCCCATAGCGCCTTTACTGAGGGTCGGGAGCCACGGCATTCTCAGTGTTCCCGGTATCCTCCGGCAGCGCGGCAGCCAGCGCCTCGGTGATCTGCTCCATGATGTGTTCCACATTCGTCAGGGAGATCATCGCGCCGACCTGCCGCTCGGTCAGTTTCTCGTCTTCATGCAGGAGGCCGGCCCACAGCAGCGTGCGGGTGGCCTTCACGGAACCCGCCTGCATCTTCTGAAACGCCTGGTCCAGGGAACCGAATTTGTCCTCCAGTTCTGCAAAGGCGTTCAGGTCGAAGAGCAGCGTGCGGGGCTTGTCCAGTTCGATGGGAATACGTACTTCCCGGATATCATGCAGAGCCATGGATTATTCCTCCCCGTTGTTGTTGGTCGTTCCATCCGGCGCGGCTGCTTCGTACACGGCGTTGAACCAGGCGTCCACCCCGGTGAAATCAGGATCGCCGGTGTCAGCGGAAATCTGCCAGTTGCCGTCGTAGTCGCGCTGGACAAAAGTGCCGTTCAGCTTGGGCTGGCGCCAGGCGGGCGAATCGTTGCTGGTGGAGTATTCGTCCTCCACGAGCTGGAACTTGCCCTTGTACAGCCACACGCACCTGAACTGGTTGGGCTGGGGCTGGCTCATGAAGCCGATGGCCACATACGGCGCTTCGTCGCTGGCGTTCTGCACCATGACGCCGCGCTCGTACCTGTGGCCCAGCAGGATCGCCTGCGCCCTCATGGGCAGCGCGGCCAGTTCCAGCTCCACGGTGATATCGCCCAGCTGGGACGCGATGTCGAATACGCCGTCATCCGCCCAGAGCTTTTCCTGGTTGGTCGTGGGAGAAATGCTGGCGGAGATAGCGCCGACCAGCGGCTGCGGGGTTTCGTATACAGCGCCTTCCTCGGTATCGCTGGTGAGGATGGCATAGTGGATATTGCGCAGCGACTGCCGCTGCGCCTTGACAGTAGAATTGTTGGGCATGTGATACTCCTTTCTCACTCCCAGGGGAACGGGAGCTGGTCTTTTATGGTATAGGTTGCGGACTTCACATAAATATCCATGTCCTGCAGGTAATCGTCCTGCACCTGCCCGTATCGCTGGTAGCCGTTCCGGCGCATGGTATTATGCAGGGCTGCGTTGATGGGATACAGCAGGTTCTCCCTGGCATAAATGTCGATGCGGAAGGTGATCTCTTCCTCCAGCGGCTGGTCATCGGCGAAACGGGTATACTCCCGGTCTGACTCGAACACAGCCAGCCTGGGAAACACCTCCGCTTCCGGAGACAGGATCTGATAGATGGCGGGATTGCCATAGGGGTCGGTGGCCAGGAGCGCCGTCAGCTCTTCGCTGGCCAGCAGCTCGTCCACAAGGGTTGATGCGTCCATATGCTCACCTCACTTGATGCCCAGCCGGGTCTCGATTTTCCGCTTCACGGTATCCATCGCCTCGTCGCCACGCGCTTCCGCGCTCTCGCGGATGAAGGCGCGTTCCTTGATGCGCTTGGTACCGTACTCGAGGAATTTCCAGTAATAGCTGGGGCCGTTGACGCCGCCCACGACCGTCACGCCTGCGGTGTACTTGCTGGCGGAGACGCTGGTAGTCAGCTGGTCGGCCAGATGCTTGGCAGTACGTCCCTGGGTAGCGGGATGCCCGTGCGCGCTGCGGGGCGCCCGGACGTGGGCTTCTTCGCGGATGATCTCAGCGCCTTTGCGGAGCGCCTGCCCGGCAGCGGCCCTGGCGTCTTTGCCCATGTTTTTCACACGGGTACCCAGGTCTTTCAGGCCGTCAATCCGTACATTTGCCATCTGCGGTCACCGTCCTTGCCAGGATCTCCAGCGCCTCATGCCGGTTGTTTTTATCGAGAATGGAGGTGATGTCGTACACTGTCCCGTCCAGCCTGATGCGCATTTCAGGAGAGACATCCTTCCGGTAGCGGATAGTGAAGCGCACCTCGTTCTCCCGGTTGACGGCGGCAGCCTCCCAGAACTCACGCCCTGACAGCGGCTCCACACAACACCAGCAGGAGAAGGCGGTCTCCCAGCGTTCCCTGCTGATGCCGTGCTCAACGGCGACCGTCCGGCGCAGGAACTCTGCGCGATCGCGCATAGTGCTGGGCAGGAGATCGTTCTTCTTCACGGGCGTCCCTCCCTGACAGAGAACAGCAGAGAGCGCAGTGTCAGAAGCAGGCCGTGGTGGTCCGCTTCCTCCCGGTGCTCATACAGATACGCCAGCGTGAAATAGACCGCCACCCGCAGGGAGGCGCGGATGGATATGATTTCTGCAGGATCGCCGTCATCAGGATCAGCGTTCGCCTTTGCCCATTCGTCATCGGTCAGCCGGGCAACATCCGCGCACAGCCTCTCTGCGGAAATCAGGAGGCTGCCGATAAGAGCGTCGTCATCTTCCGTATCTACTCTCAGGTAGTTTTTTGCCTCTTCAAGCGATATGAGCGCCATGCGGCAGCCTCCTTTCCGTTACGATGCGGGCGATTCTTCCGTGTTGCCGGTTTCCGCGGGATCAGCGGCCATAAGCCCGGCGGTCTTCAGCTTTGCCAGCAGGGCGTTGAAATCGTCCTTCAGCGTTGCGATGGTGGTCGCGGCGCTTTCAGCCTGGTTAGCCGCGGGAGTGAAAGAGGAAGGGAGCCCCTCTACGGAAGCTCCCTCGTCAAACACCAGCCTGCCACCGATATGGGTGACTTCGCCGCCCTGTTCGGTGTAGTTCTTCACGGTATAGCTCATGGTTCAGCCCTCCTTACGCGTGCTGCTGGAGGATCTGAATGGCCTCGCTCAGCACGGTCTTGCCGTCCAGGCGCTTGGAGGCCATGAAGCCCACCTGGCCCTTTCCGGCGTACAGCTCGTTCAGCCTGCGGAAGGTGATGCCCTGGCGGTCGCCGATCCAGTAATAATCCAGATCGCCGAAGATGATGGTCTTCGCGCCGGCGGTGGCGATGGGCATGAAGGGAGAGGTGAAGTACGGACGTCCCAGGATGGTGTTGACCTCGCCGTCCTTGATGCCGGGCTGCCACAGGTACTGGCCATCGCCGGTCTTCAGCTTGCGGATCAGCTTGATAGTGGCGTCGTTCAGAATCCACACGGCGTTCTTGCGGTACGGAGCCTTCAGCGCGTAGTACAGGTCCACCAGCTCGTCGGCAGTGATCGCCGCAGCGCCAGCGGCAGTCACGCCGACGGTGCCGCCACCGGCAGCGTTCAGGATGCCGGTAGGCTTGGCGCTGCCGTCGCCGTTCAGGAAAGCGTCCTCTTCCTTATCGCCGATGCGGCGGGAGAACTCGGCAGAGATATAGGATTCCAGGTTGAAAGCGGAATCCTGGAGCAGCTCTTCGGATACCTTGATAACGGTGCCGACCTTGTGGGCGTCCAGCTGCACCTGGCCGAAGGACTCATCGCTCTCCAGGTAATCGCCTTCCTCGTCGATCCAGGACGCGGAGCCGTGGGACGCAACCACGGGGATCTTGTGCAGGCCGCCGGAGGTGGTGATAACCCTTGCGTGCTGGCGGACGACGCCGTTCTCGGTCAGAGCCTGGATCAGGGTGTGCTCGAAGGTGTCGGGCACCAGGTAGCCGCCCTCTGCGACCTCGCCCTCCTCCAGGGCGTTGCGCAGCTCAGGGGTCATATTGCCCTTGCTGCGGAGCTGGTTCCAGAAAGCCTTCCTGTAGGCGTCGGAGGCGCGGCCGGTCTTCGCGTCCATCTTCTGGGCGGCGGCGGGCTTCTCGGTCAGCGGAGCGCTGGTGGGTTTGGACATCTCGCGGTCCATGGCTTCGAGACGCTCCAGGCGGCTGATCTCGTTGCCCAGGGTCGTGATCTCGTTCTCCATGTTGGTGTAGGTAGCGTCGTCCTCTGCGGACAGATAGCCGTCGCTGTTGCGGTGGGAATCCAGGAAAGCCTTGGCGGCTTCAAAGGTCTTGGCGCGCTTGTTGCGCAGTTCGGTGATAGTCATACTGATCATTCCTCCTGTCAGTTTTTCAAAAGAGAAAGCCGTTCCATCAGCACATCGACGGAGCGGCCGCGGGGAACAGGTTCTTTGGCTTCTGGTACATCGGGCAGATGAGCGTCACGCTTTGCCCTTTCGGTGATCTTGTTGACCAGGGAGGTTTCGGCGGCCCTGCCGGAGAACTCGTACGGCGGAGTTTCATCCGTCGCAGCAGATTCACCCAGCATGCCGTCGGCAAAGCCCAGCTCGATAGCCCGGCGTGCGTTCATCCATGTGTCCGAGTCCATGAGATTGGACAGCTTCTGCCGGGAAAGGCCGGTCTTGCGCTCATAGGCGTTGATGATGCTCTCCTTGACCTCCTCCAGCATTTCGATGGCCTTTTCCATTTCGGCCTTGTTGCCAAATGCGGTGGTCATGGGATTGTGCACGAACATCATTCCGGTGGGAGCCATGAGTACGGTGTCCCCGGCCATGGCGATCACGGACGCAGCGGAGGCGGCGATGCCGTCGATCTTGATGGTGATGGTTCCCCTGTACTCGGTCAGCATTGTGTAGATCTGGCTGGCGGCAACACAGTCGCCGCCGGGGCTGTTCAGGAATATGACCACGTCTCCGTCCCCGGAGAACAGCTCCTCCCTGAACATCTGGGGAGTGACGTCGTCATCGAACCAGCTCTCCTCGGCGATGGTGCCGTACAGTTCAAGCACCCTTGCCTCGGGTTCGCCGTCCGCCTGGTTTCTCCACCTCCAGAATTTCTTCTGAGGATTCATCGGGTTCGTTTTCCTCCTTTCCCGACTGAGTGGTATTCGCAAAAGCGCCCGCCTTTTCCAGCGGGAGCATGTTGCCGTTTACGAGGATCCGGTCCCCGCCGGCTTCGGCGGGGATACGGTCGAGGTTCTCCAGTTCCCGGATGTCATTGGCCGACATCCAGCCGTTCTGCCTCGCCGTAGCATAGCCGTTCATGCGGCTCTGGTAGTCGCCGCGCAGTAGGCCCTCCAGATTGAACTTCACAAAATACTGTGTCTTCTCTTCCGCTGTCAGCAGCGTGCGCTGTATGGACTGCTCCCAGCGCACTACCCAGGGGTCGAGGGTGTATTTCACGAATTCCAGGCTCTGCTGCTCGATGTTGGAGAAGCTGCTCTTTTCCAGGTCCCCGACCATATGGGGAGGCACCCGGAAAATACGGGCGATCTCGTTGATCTGGAACTTGCGCGTCTCCAGAAACTGCGCCTGCTCCGGAGCGATGGAGATGGGCGTATACTTCATGCCCTCTTCCAGAATTGCGACCTTTCCTGCGTTCTGGCTGCCGGAGAAGCCCCTGTTCCAGCTGTCCCGCACACGGTCCGGATCCTTCACGGTGCCGGGGTATTCCAGGATGCCGCCGGGCGTCGCGCCGTTGGCGAAAAACTTGGCTCCGTATTCCTCCGTCGCGATAGCCAGGCCGATGGCGTTCTTGGCCATGGCGATGGGGCTGTAACCCACCAGACCGTCAAAGCCCAGCCCCGGGACGTGCAGCACATCCGAAGGCTTCAGGATGACCGTGCCGCCCGGCATGGTCGGCGCGTCGGAATTGCTCTTCTGGTAGCTGTAATAAAGCTGCCCGTTGGAATCCCTGTCCACCGTCATGCGGTTGGGCATGAGCGGGTACAGCGCCATGACCTCGCCCTTTCCATTCCGGATAATCTGGGCGTAAGCGTTTCCCCACAGGAGCAGGTGCGTCATAAGGGTTTCCCGGAAAACAAAGGAACTCATCTCCGGATTCGGCTCGTCGTGGAGAAGCAGGTACAGCGGATGGCCCAGCGCCTTTTCCTTGCCGCCATCCTCGTTGTAGCGGTACAGGTGCAGCGGCAATCCGGCAATGGCCTCCGACAGGATGCGGACGCATGCGTACACCGCCGTCATCTGCATGGCGCTCTGTTCAGTGACCGCTTTGCCTGCCGTGCTCCCACCCAGGAAGAAGCGGTAGCCGCTGCCGTTCAGGCTGTTGACAGGCTTGTCCCTGGCGCGGAACAGGCCGGAGAAGGGATTTTTCATCGTGATTTCACTCCTTAAAACAGGAATTATCCTTTATGTGCTGAATATCTGTTATAATAGAGTTCCTTTGCGGTTCAGCTTCGCGAATACGGAACAAACTGATGCATCCTGCGTCATATAAACAAGACAGTCCGGGAGGTGCAAAGATACATGAAAAAGGCCATAACTCTGTTTTCCATTCTTCTTCTGGTTATGCTCTGTCTTCCTGCCAGCGCCGAAGACGCGCCAAAGGCTCCCATAACTATTGAATATTACCCATCAGATATGTGCGGCAGGTATGCTGAATTTGTTCCGGACGAAGACGCACAGCGCACGCTGCTGGAATTGCTGGAGAATACCAACTTCATTGACATGTCACATGATCTCAGCTCATTCCCGGATTTAGCGGAAGTTTCTCTTGGCATAACTCTGTCATACGAAGGATATACCGCATATCTCCGCACTGGTGGATGGATACGACGCCTTGAAAACGACGGGCTTGGTATCTGGTTCGCACAGAATACGGACATTGTCGATACTGTCACGGATTTGCTCGCAGGACATGGATATGAACCGATTGACCCAGCGGGGATAAAGCCCGTTGTGCGCGCAGAATTATGCGACGGGGAATACTATACCGGACAACCGCACGAGCCCATCGTAATCAGCGATCCCGCCAGCCTTAAAAAGCTTGAAGGCCTGATAACCGGATCGACGCTTTCAGAACCTTCCGGTTGTCCGTTTGGTTATGCAATACTGGTAATCATCGATGCAGACGGCACCCAGTATGAGCTGTATCCCGCGACCGACAGCTGTGCCCAGTACTTCATGAACGGAACCTTTTTTAACTATGACTCGAGCGACGGTGATGAAAAGCATGATACGAATCAGGTTCTGTTTGACCTGTTCGGAATCGTTCCGATCGAGTATTATCACAACGCCAAATAACCCGTGGCAATCTCAAGACACCGATCAGACGAACAATATGCCTCTCGTATCATAAACGCTCTCCTTCGTATCGTTCCCGCCCCGGATGGCGCGGTCCAGCCCCATGATGGCGGCGATCGCGCCGTCTATTTTTTCCGTGGACTTTTCCTTGTCAGCCTTGATGTTCCCGGCAGGATCGGTGCGGATGTAGATGTTGTCCATCATCCACCGCAGCACCGGGTGCCCGCCGTGGGCGATGCGCTTTTCCAGCACCAGCTTCATCAGCTCTTTCGTGGGCGGGGACATGTCCTTGAATCCCTGCCCGAAGGGAACCACGGTAAAGCCCATGCCCTCAAGGTTCTGCACCATCTGCACCGCTCCCCAGCGGTCGAAGGCGATCTCCCGGATGTTGAACCGTTCGCCGAGCCTGCCGATGAACTGCTCGATGTAGCCGTAGTGGATAACGTTTCCCTCCGTGGTCATGACGAAGCCCTGCCGCTCCCACAGGTCATACGGCACATGGTCGCGCCTGACCCGCAGGTCAAGCGTCTCTTCCGGCACCCAGAAGTATGGCAGCAGGATATAGCGGTCGTCTTCATCGGTCGGCGGGAACACCAGCACCAGCGCCGTGATATCTGTGGTGGATGAAAGGTCAAGCCCGCCATAGCAGACCCGGCCTTCCAGTTCGTCCTCATCGACAGGAAACGAGCAGGCGTCCCATTTGTCCATGGGCATCCAGCGCACCGACTGCTTGACCCACTGGTTGAGCCTCAGCTGCCGGAAGGCGTTCTCCTCGCCAGGATTCTGTTTCGCGGACTCGCAGGCGGCTTTCACCTTGTCGATGCCCACGGTGATTCCCAGGGAGGGATTGGCTTTTTTCCAGACCTTCGGGTCAGTCCAGTCCTCGGATTCGTCCGCGCCATAAATGACGGAATAGAAAGTCGGGTCGATTTTCCTGCCCGCCTGGATATCCAGCGCCTTCTGGTGCACCTCATAACAGATGCTGTTGGTGTCGTTCCCTGCGGTGGTGATCAGGAAATACAACGGCTGCATCCTGGCGTCGCCCGATCCCTGCAGCATGACGTCGTACAGTTTACGGTTGGGTTGCGTATGCAGCTCGTCGAAGATGACGCCGTGGGTGTTGAAGCCGTGCTTGTTGGCCACGTCCGCCGACAGCACCTGATAGGAACTGTTGGTGGGCAGATACGTGATCTTCTTCTGGGATTCCAGGATCTTCACCCGCTTGGACAGCGCCGGGGAGAACCGCACCATGTCAACCGCAACGTCAAACACGATTTTCGCCTGGTTGCGGTCGGCAGCGCAGCCGTAGACCTCGGCGCGTTCCTCGCCGTCCCCGCACAGGAGCAACAGCGCAACAGCGGCAGCAAGCTCTGATTTGCCCTGTTTCTTCGGTATCTCGATATAGGCCGTATTGAACTGCCGGTAGCCGTTGGGCTTCAGGATACCGAAAATATCCCGGATGATCTGCTCCTGCCAGTCGATGAGTTCGAAGGGCTTTCCCGCCCAGGTGCCCTTGGTGTGGCAGAGGGATTCGATGAACATGACGGCAAAATCCGCGGCGTCCTTGTCGTAGTGTGAATCCTTCGCCTTGAAGGCCGTGGGCCTGTACCGTTTCAGCTTCCTCAAAATCTCACCTCCCAGGGCATAAAAAATAAGACCTTCGCGGTCTTTCTGTACGAGATACAGCCCTCATGGGCTGTTCCCGGCAATATGCTGTTTGATGTTCCCAGTCAGATCATGCCGTCTCCGGCAAGCTCATCGTATGCCTGCTCCAGCGCCTGTTCCAGTTCCTCCCAGGTGTCGCATTCCCAGCGCGGGAACCCGAGCGGCGCGGCGGTCGTGCCGTCACCGTGGGCGGTCAGGCACAGGCTCTCATCCGTTACCACCAGGCGGCCCTTGTATTCGTAGAGGAACGCGGTGCCGTCGAAGTAATCCCAGCAGACCCGCGCCTTTTCGGAAAAGCCGGTCGGCAGGGTCAGCTCAACGGCGGTCTTAGCGCCTTCCGGGTCATTCCGGTCAATGGGCTTTTCACCGCAGAAGGTGATGCGGGAATCGTCACGTTTGAATTTCATTGTCTTTTCCTCCTCTGATCGCCGCTCAGGCTCTTTCGACATCCACCAGCCAGCTGGCTTCGGGGTGGCTTTCGCCGGTCGCTTTTTCGACCCGCAGCTCGTCCTCCATGATGTAGTGCAGGCTCTTGCCGACCTTGACGAACCGGATGTCCTCGTAGCCGGGAATGTTGCTGCGGAGAACCCGCGCTTTGCGGCTCTCACCGTCGTAGCTCTTGCCGTCCCAGCCGCCGAAGGTGAAGGTCACGCTCTCGTTCGTTCTTGTGAAGCTCTTCTCGAATTCGCTGCGGGTAATGGTGGTGTTGTAGTTGCCCAGGGTGAAATGGTTTCTCAGGATGTAGGCGTTCATCATGATCTTGTCCCTCCGTTTTTCTTTGTTCCGCAAGGGTTTGTTCGCTCCTTGCATGTTGTACATTACCGTCTTTTGAGGGATAAGTCCACGCCTGTGCGCGAGATAAATTGATAACTCTTTGTGTCATGAAAGGCTGAACCGGATGCCCATGATCTCGACCAGTTCCTCTTCGCCCCAGCGGTTCTCACGGCGGATGATCGTGCAAAGGCCGGTCATCGCGCAGCCCTCGGCGGCAAATGCGTGGAGGTTCTCCATCACCGCCGTCGACTGGTTGGTGTATACGAAGGAGCCGATCCCGGCGCTGCGGAGGGCTTCGACGAAGTCGTGGACTTCTTTCTCCCAGAGGAAGTCGTCCATCTCCAGCTCGTCTTCCTGGCGGCTGAGGCTGGAGGCCCAGGCGCGGTAGGCTTTGCAGGCTCCCTGCGGGAAGGGGAACTTTGCTGCGGCGTCTTCTTCATACCAGGCTTTTAGCTCGTCGCTCTCCCAGCCCAGGGTGTCGATGATCCGCTGCTTGCGGGCTTTGCGCTCGGCGCGGGCTTCTTCGTATTCATGCCCGATGCGCTTCAGTTCCAGGAAGTAGGCGTTCTCTTTGTTCAGCATTGCCGTGCCCTCCTTACTGCGCCATGGCCCACTGCAGGGCGTGGCCGTTGTCTTCAAAGCGCTCTTCGCTCACCGCAATCAGTCTGACCTCGCCTTCGCAGGAAAGGTCGTCGCCGGTGTGCTCGTAAACCGCGCCGTAGTAGCAGGGCTCCTTGTAGGTGTAGTAATATCCGGCGACCAGGAAGCGCTTTCCGAAGTTCACCGTGCAGCTCCAGCCGCAGGCGAGGTTCTCAGGGGTGGAGGTCTCCGGCAGGCGGTAGGCGCGGGCAGCTTTTTCAAGGTTTGTCATGGTCTTGTCCCTCCGTTTCCGGTGTGTTCTTTGCCCTTCGGCAGTACGTACATTACCGTCTTTCGGGGAGAAAGTCCACGCCTGTGGGCAAGATAAATTGATACAAAACTGATAACTCTTCCCGGTAACAGTGGAGAGAGGAAAGAGGCCGGTCGCCCAGCCTTTTTCCTCTCTCCGCTCCGTGGTTTCAGCGGTCGAGGCACATGATCACGTTCTTCTCGCTGCCGGTGTCCACCCGGCCGTCTTTGTGGATGGCGATGAGCAGCCGGTCCTCAATGTCCGGCAGGAACAGTTCGTAGCAGATGGCCTCATAGATGTTGAGCCAGCATTCATCTTTGGCCTTGTCGTAGAAGAAGCTGTTCAGCTCCATGCGCTGTCCGTCCGGCCCCAGCACCTGCGCTCCGTGTTTGCGCAGGGTTTCGATGTGGTTCAGCGCGCAGGCGATGTTCATTTCAGCAATGCTCATGTCGCGACCTCCCTTCAGCGCAGGGCCGCTTCGAAGCGGCCGCGCTCTTCCTCGGTGTAAAGCTCCGTCCAGGGATGCTCCTCGCCGCGCAGGTCGAAGGTCAGCCCGTGGATGTAAATGATGCGCTCTTTGTCATCGAACATGCGGCTGTCCACCCGTACGCTGGCGGGGTGGAAACCCCAGCCGGTGTAGAGGTCGTGCAGGGCTTTCTTGTAGCTTGCGCTTCCGTCCGTGCGGATGGTCAGGCAGGTTCCGGGGCCAAGGTCAAACTGCCTTTCGTAGCTGCGGATGTAGCGGAATTCGTTGTATTCGGCGCGTGTCATGGTTGTGTTCCTCCTTGTTTTTTCGGTGGTCGTTTGCCCTTCGGCAGTACGTACATTACCGTCTTTCGGGGCATAAGTCCACGCCCATGAGGCCGATATATTGATACATTTCTGATAACAAACGCGGACAGAATCACGCGATGATTCCGGGCTTTCCGCCGGGTTCCGTCCGCACCCAGACCACGTGTCCGTCCATCGTGCGCATGAACATTTCCGGCCAGCGGAACCGCTCCGCATACTTCTCCGCCAGCCCGTCGCTGATGGAATCGAAGTCCTCTTTGCCAAGGCCGCAGATGAAGAAGGCGCCCTTGATGATGTCGTAGGGATTGCCGTCTTCATCCAGCAAGGCGCGGTTCAGCGGCTTTCCGTTGGCGATGCCGTCCTCGTCGCAGATCAGGGCGACCGGGTCGTCCCAGGGGTACACCGCCTGGATATATCCGCCCACCAGCTTCTGGAGGTTCTCAAGGGTATGCTCTACGGTAACCAGCCGGGGCTTTTCGCCGGGCTCCACCAGCAGCACTCTGATCTCAGCCATTGCCCGCCTCCATATCCGCTTCGCCGGTCAGGATGAAGCGCGCATATTCCTTCCGGTGATCCTCAAGCCAGCAGGCCAGCTCGTAATACCCGCGGTCGTACGCCAGCCTCTGCACCATGGGCAGGTCGAACATATTCGTCAGCCCGGTATCCCGGATGGCAAGGATCTGATCGCGCACTTTCTCAGTCATGGTCGACCCTCCTGCACCTGTCCTGCCCGTATGCGATGCCCAGGCTGCCGCCCGTGCTCCACGCCACATGGATGGTGGCGATGTCGTCCACATAGACCACCTTGCCCCTGGCGCCGGCCGGCGGAGCCTGCGGGTCGTCCATCTGTACCAGTTCCACGGTACATCCAACAGGGTACTCCCTGCGGAGGGCTTCGACGATCTCCTTACTCGGCATCCGCATCGTCTGTCACCTCCTGCTTTGCGGCCCTCAGGGCGTCGCGCTTCTCGTTCTGTTTTGCTTGCCACCGCAGCTTGTCTTCCTCGGTGCGGAAGGCCGCATGGCCGGAAAGGTTCTCCATCAGGATGCGGCGCTCTTCCTTGTACTCCGGGCCGTTCATGCCCAGGCGCAGGAGCCAGATGCGCATGGCGTACTTTTCGTTCTCGCCGGTGATCTCTTTCGCCTGGATGCGGCTCTGGGCCAGCGCCTGCTTGTTCATCATGGCGCAGAGGGTGGTGAAGCACCGCAGGGTGGCGACGTCGCTCGTCTCCGGCAGCGTGCTGAAGGTCAGCCGGTCGGTGTCGATGGCCAGCCCGTCCACCGCTTTGCCGATGGCGTTCTCCAGGCTTGTGACCGTCTCGCTGAAACGCTCCATGGTGAGGACGTTGGCGTCCGGCTGCAGGGCTTTGACCAGCCTTTCGTCTACCCGGAAGGCCGTCCCCAGCGCCTTGTTCAGCAGCGGCGCTCTGGTATAGAGCAGGTTGACCAGGTTGCGCAGGCTCATGCCGGTGTGCCTCGCCAGCGGCAGGCTGACCGTCAGCTCAACGGGATTGCGGTCTTCGGTTTCCTGCGGTTTCGTGTCCGCCTCCGTTGGCGTTTCCTGGGCTTCTACAGTGTCTTCGGTCTGCCCGGAGTTCTCGCCAATGCCGTTGAACCCGGCGGTTGCCAGCGCTTCCAGCACCGTCTCGACTTCTTCGCTGTCCGCTCTGTCATCGAACTCCAGCGTGCCGTCCTTCGTGACGGTGAAGTAGTCGATCTCGTAGGCGGCGGACGGCATTCCCTTGTAAACCGCCCTGGCTCCCGTGGCGTCCGCGATGGCTTTGACCAGGGCTTTCCTGTCCGCCCCGGTGACGTTGTAGTGAATCCTCATGGCTCATGCCTCCTTGATGTTGTTTGCCTTTCGGCATGACCATTAATCACTCTTTTCAGCCTGAAAGTCCACGCCTGAATTGATACATTTCGGCGAACAAAGTGTGTTCCGGCGGCATGCGCAGATCATTTGTCCAGGCTGTCGGCCCACACGATGCCGGAGAGCACGAAGTATACGTTGTTCAGGCAGACGCCGTTGCCCCAGAGCTTGTACTCGGCTGAATCTGTATGCGGGTCCCGCAGCCATTTCCTGATCTGGCTTTCTGTTTTGGGCTTGCCGTCCGGAGCCGTGAGCCTCATATGCGTTTCAAACACCTCCGACCAGAACGCGATGTCCGCTTCGGTTGGTTCCGCCGTTTCCAGCCCCATGCACCACCAGTCGGGAAAGCCCTGGAGCCTCGCGCATTCCACCGGGGTGAGCCGCCGTACTATATACATGGGGCCGTCCGGGGACGGGTCGTTCACGATCTGGGGGTCTTTGTAATCCCGCGCCATGAGCGTCTGCGCCGTCTCCTCGCTGGAGGACATGAAGCTGCCGACAGAAGAGGAGTATGTGGGCTGGGCCACGGCGTGCTTGTCGCAGGTGTTGAGGGTAAACGACACATCCTCATTGACCCCGTCGCCCTGAGGGCCGTTCTTCTCCTGCCGGCCGATCATGCTGCCCTGGAGGGCGTACGCTGGGTCAGGCTCAAGCACCGCGACGCCGCCCTGGTTGCCGGCCGGATCAGGCATGTCCGTCCCCAGCGTGCGCGCCGTATCCGTCGGGTATACATGGCCCCTGGTCACCTTCGACCCTTCCGATGTGAAACGCACGTCATAGGTTTCCGGATCGAGAGCCACGATGCAGATGCCGCCCTGGTTGCAGCAGGGAGAGCCGCCGCTCTGATCCAGCGTCCTGCTGGTCCCGGCTTCGTAGAACCCGCTGTCCGGATTGTCGGACAGCATGGCGTGGGAGGATTTAGAGCAGACGCCGTACGCCTTGCATTCCGGCTCGAACACCATGGGCTGGTTGTTGCCGCTGCTGCCCGCGCAGGCGTTCAGCGTCTGGGCGATGTCCCCGGTCAGATTGCCGTTATAACGGTCAAAGCCCACGGGCTGGAAGAGAGCCTGGTCGTTGTTGGTAGCGAGCGTGGCGGATTTATCTACCTGGTGCAGTTCTCCCTTGCCGCCGCCTTCCTTGCCGCAGCGGATCTTCAGCGTGACGGGCTTCGCGTCCCCATCCACCACAAGCGGCTGGTTGTTGCCGCCCATGCCGTAGGTGGCGGTGATGGGCTGGGCGATTTCCAGGGGCCCGCTGTACCTGGCGTCCATGCCGTGGTTCTCATACACGGTCGCGGGAACAGTTCCGGCTCTGAGCGTGGGCGACGTCTCATCCTCATACCCGATGGAGTGCGCTTTCGCCGAATGCTCCGTGCAGAAGCCGGCGCTCTGCGCCACGGCGGGATGGTGCCCGTGGTCCTGGGCGACCAGCGTGCCCACGGAATCCTCGGTGATCGTCACGCCGCTGCAGCCCTGGGGATTGACGCACCATTTCAGGCTGCGGCCTGCTTCTCCAGCGCCTTCTTCAGCACAGCGGGCAGCGCTTTGCCACGCTCGGATGCCCTCCGCAGAATACCCAGACAGGCCGTCTGACTCAAATAGTACTTTGGATGCACCCGCGCCAGCAAAATCCGCGACAAGGTAGATGCGTTTTCTTCTCTGGGGCACTCCCCAGTACTGAGCGTCAAATACCCGCCATGCGACTGAGTAATCTTCGCCCACGATCTGTCCCGCGTGTTCCCATCTGTCAGGCAGAGGGACATCAGCCGTATCGTCCTTGACCCTGCAGACTTCTTCGAGGACGGAGCGGAAGTCTGCGCCTCCGTTGCTGCTGAAGGCGCCGGGGACGTTTTCCCATACGATGTATCTCGGATATTTTCCATCCGTTGTGGACCTCATTTCTTTGATGATGCGGATGGCTTCATGGAACAAGCCGGAACGGGAGCCATCCAGCCCCGCGCGTTTCCCGGCGATAGACATATCCTGGCAGGGGCTGCCGAAGGTTATGATGTCCACGGGCGGCAGTTTCGCTCCGTCCAGCCGGGAGACGTCGCCGTAGTGCTTCATCCCGGGCAGGCGCTTCGTGGTGACCCGGATAGCGAACGGCTCTACTTCGGATGCCCAGACAGGCTGGACGCCCGCCAGGATGCCGCCCAAAGGAAAGCCCCCGGAGCCGTCGAACAGGCTGCCGAGGGTCAGTATGCGGTTGTTACTCATGATGCTCCACCTCTTTGACCAGGTCGGCGTACATCAGCGTCTTTCCGTCACGCTCCACGCATACCTGATCTGCATTGCCGAAATCTTCCACATAACGGCGAAGGATCACGGAAGCGTACTTTGGGTCCAATTCGGACATGAAGCATACGCGGTTCGTCTGCTCACAGGCCATCATGGTGGAGCCGCTGCCACCGAAAAGGTCTAATACGATGCTGTTTTCCTGGCTGCTGTTACCGATAGGGTACGCCAGCAGATCCAGCGGTTTGGAGGTCGGATGGTTCTCGTTCCGTTTGGGCTTGGCGAAGTTCCAGATGGTGGTCTGCTTGCGGTCGGAGTACCAGGGATGCTTCCCGTTCTGCAGGAAACCGTACAGCACCGGCTCGTGCTGCCACTGATAATCCGAGCGCCCCAGCACCAGGGAATCCTTCACCCAGATGCAGCACCCAGCCAGATGGAACCCGGCGTCCACAAAAGCGCGGCGGAAATTCAAACCTTCCGTATCGGCATGGAACACATACGCGGCGCCGCCCTTTTCCAGAGAGTCCGCCATGTTCTTCAGCGCGGCCAGCAGGAAGGCATAGAACTCTTCATCCTTGATGCTGTCGTTCTGGATCGTCAGACCGGAAGAGCTTTTGAAGGACACTCCATAAGGGGGATCCGTGACGATGAGGTTGGCGCGCTTTCCGCCCATGAGCCGCTGCACATCCTCCGCCCTGGTGGCGTCGCCGCACAGCAGCCGGTGCCGTCCCACCGTCCAGAGATCGCCCGGTTCCACAAAGGACGCTTTCTCCAGGGCGGCGCTCAGGTCGAAATCGTCATCCTGCGTCTTTTCTTCCGGGTCGCCCATGAGGCTGGCCAGCTCTTTTTCATCGAAGCCGGTGAAGGACAGGTCGTATGCCATTTCCTGCAGGGATTCCAGTTCCACCTTCAGCAGTTCTTCGTCCCAGCCTGCGTCCATAGCCATGCGGTTGTCGGCAAGGATGTATGCTTTCTTCTGAGCCTCGGTCAGGTGATCCACATAAACGCAGGGGACTTCGGCATAACCTTCCTCCCTGGCAGCTGCCAACCGTCCGTGACCGGCGATGATGTTGAATTCCCGGTCAATGAGGATGGGATTGACGAAGCCAAATTCCCGTAAAGAAGCCCGGAGCTTTTTGATCTGCTCCGGGCTGTGGGTACGGGCGTTATTGATGTACGGGATCAGTTTCCCGATAGGGATCTTCGTCATCTCGCTGGTCGTGATTTTATCCAAAGAATTCACCTTCCTGTGCATTGTGGTTTTATGGTGGCAGGCTTATAATTAAATCGCCCGATGTGGCAATATGTGATTCGGAGTATTTGCAATGATCAGACTGCAGGCAGTCCGGAAAGAAGACCATGATCTTCTGTGGAACATCAATCAGAAATACCTGTATGAGATGACCAATTACTATGATGATCCCATGGATGAGAACGGGAACTATCATTACGGCTATTTCGAGGATTACTTCATCAACCCGGTCAGAAAAGCGTTCTTCATCTTTGACGATGACGCGCTGGCCGGCTTTGTGATGATCAATCCCTATTCAAACATAGACCACAGCCCGGACTACACCATGGCGGAGTTCACGATTTTTCCAGCTTATCGCAGAAAGCATCTGGCAAGCGATGCCGCCAACCTGATTCTGTCAACCTTTCCCGGGAAATGGGAGATCAAGTACAACGAGAAGAATACGGGCGCAAAACGCCTGTGGACAATGATAACCGCGCCATATCATCCTGCCATATACCATTTGAATGACGAAGAAACGGTATTTGAGTTTGATACCGCTTCAATCGGATGATCAGAACAGGCCCCACTCGGCAAACTTCTCAAAGCCGCCAATGGACTGAATGTACGTTCTCGCTTCTTCCACGATCTCGGAATACGGTAGCCCGTCCACAGTATCATCGCCGATTGCGCAGCAGAGTGAAACAGGCTCCTTTGTGGCCTGCGCTTTCAGGAAGGCGTGGATGTTGACAGATACGTCAGCTTTGGAGAGATCCTTGCCGTGCAGCCCTCCGCCCGTCACGCTGTCAGCCATATCGCTGCCCAGCTTCCGGTTGGTAGCGCCGGTGTCTACCTCCGTGCCACCAGTCCAATCGCCCAGTGGATTGATCTCAGCGCCGGGGAACTCTTCGGCAATGTCCGCGGTTGAGGCGTTGCTCTGGCAGATGATCAGGCGATCGCCGTCCAGAATGTATTTCCCGTCGCTGTGATACTTCTCAAAGATGCGCCGGGCGATGGCAGACAGGTGGATCTGCTCCTCTGTCAGCGGCATACCCTTAAAGATGCCGTTGTCCCCGCAGCGATAGCCATCCGCCTGGTTGGCGGCAAGGCGCGCGTCCTGATCCACTTCGCAGTAATCCATCACAACGCCTTCGCCGGCGATGCGGTTGACTGTATCCTGCACGAAGGTCGCGGGGATATGTACGGAAGTCTCTGCGATGATGTGGCAGACCCGGTGTCCGACCAGCACTTCCACCGCGATACGGGGATTGCTCTGGACGGAATAGGCGTAGTCCACCAGCGCGCCAGCGATGCGGTCCGCAGTTTTATCCGGGTGGCCCGGATTCACTTTTTCGATCATGGTCGTTTCCTCCTGATTCAGTTTCCTCTGGCTCTGAGCAGGCGCTCCATCAGGTCATCCTGGGGAGAGGGCCCGCTGCTGTAGTCGGTGGAGCAGTTTTCTTTCACGATCTGGAATATCTCGTTCCAGTGGCGCGTGGCCTGGTTCATATACTGGATGCCGATGTTGACAAACGGGGACGGGATCGGGCTCCCGGTCGTGGGATGCTTTGAAAGGAAACCCAGCTTGCTGGTGGTCTCCTCGCACTGAATCCACCGGGCGCAGCTCATGGCGTAGCGCTCGATGAGCGCCGGGGACACCTTGGCTGCGCAGCCGATCTTCTTCAGCCATTCCCAGGTTTCCGTGTAGATTTCCTTTGCCTGCAGCGGATTGCCGTCACGCTGCTCCGATGAGAGGAACTCGTGCGGCTCCGGCATCTCCACGCCTTCCATTTCCGGTATGTCGAGCACGGCAAGCGACCTGCCGCCCGGATTGCCGGCGGTGACTTTATCTTTCAGGGCGGTTTTCTTGCGTCCGGCACCCGGCCTGGCACCTCCGCGGCCGCCGATGTTGTTGCTTTTTGTGGGCACTGCTTCATCCTCACTTTCAGGCCCGGGTTAATTACCCTTTTGGTTTCGCCTTTTTCTCACGCGGCAGGGGGCGGCGGTCAGCAGGAAAAAGAATCGTGGAGATTTGAACCAGCCCTGGGGGCCGCTGTCAGTAGTGGTATGCGGGCCGGCTGTCCTCACGGCCTGTTTTTCTGTCGTGGCAAGTCTTACACAACGGCTGCCAGTTGCTCTCATCCCAAAACAGTTTCGGGTCGCCACGGTGGGGTGTGATGTGGTCGACAACCGTCGCCGCGACGTACCGCCCGTTCCTCTCGCACTCGGCGCACAGCGGGTGCCTGCGAAGAAAAGCCTTCGACGCTTTCTGCCAGCGCCGGTCGTATCCGCGGGAAGAAGCTGAACGTGATTCCTCATGGTGTGCGCCGGCGTGGGTGTCGCAGTACTTCCTGCCTCTCGGCGCCAGCCTCGGACAGCCGGGATGACTGCACGGGTGATCTGGTATCCTTGGCATAAGCGTCTCCTTCAGCTTGTAGCGGATCATGTACCAGCACGCTTCCAGCGCGCCGACCTTTCTGTAGGGCATTGTTCTGCACCGCCTTTCGAAGATGCCTGGGAAATGGAAAAGCCCCGCGTTCCCGCGAGGCTCTCACCCTTTTTCGCTGAGTATACTATACCAAATTTATAGGGTGGGCATCTCTGGACAAAGCTGGACATTTTGGGCGGATTTCAGATTTTGATGGGATTTTCCGGGAGAACCACATGCAGCAGTGCACTGCCATGCCATCTGCGCACTGTCCTTGCATCGGCATTCATCTCCGTTCCGATCTGCTCCCAGGTCAGATTGTGGACGTAACGGTACCGCAGCACCATCCGCTCATCCGTATCCGGCACCGCTTCAATGACGCCGCGCATCTGTTCTTTCAGGTCTACCAGGGTGTCAATCTCCCCGTTTATCTTTTCCTCCAGCATGAGTATCTTCTCAATGCTCCGCACGAAGGGCGCGTCACCGTTCCGGGAGGTCTGCACCTTGTCTCCCAATACCGGGGATGTGATGCTGGTCGCCATATCCCTCAGGCGCGCTACCTCCTCAATGTCGCTGTTGATTCTCAGATCCAGCCTGTACGCCTGACGCAGGTATTCCTTACTCGTCATCAATATTTTCCTCCCGTTTCAGTTTCTGTAATATGACCCGTCCGTCCACATTTGTCAGCGTCTCGAACCAGCCGGATCGGAAGAATCTCTCGCAGTCAGCTTTCAGCTTTATGGCCAGCTCATACCGGGGACGCTTCCGCAGCGTTTTCGCTGCGGAGCGCCAGTCTTTGACGGCCTGAAGGACAATCGCGCTTGCCAGTTCCCGGTATCCGTCCATCACATCGCCTCCGGAATCAATCCCTGTACTCATACAGGGCATACGGTTCCAGGGAACCCTTGCCACCGCCTTTGTTGTACAGTTTGAACATTGCGTAGGCGTAGCAGTAATCCTTGCGGGGATCGTCGGCCTTGTTCCTGTTCAGCGCCGCCAGGTCCGCGCCGCCAACCTTCTTCAGGAAACGCTCAGCGGTATAATCTTTGCCGTAAGCGCGGAGGAACACGGACATCCCGCCGACGATGTTGGCGACCAGGCTCCATTTCTCACCGTGCCAGCACGCCATCAGCAGATGGAGGGTATCCGAGTACAGCTGCGGATCCGTTTCATACACGCGCCACAGTTTTTCAACGCAGGCAAAGGCGCAGCTGGCGGAGGAGTGTGAGGCGGACAGCTTGAAGCCTTCAGCCTCGGTGCGCCGGCGGAAATCGGCGGCTTTCGGATCGCCGGACAGGATCAGCGCCTTGATCCGGGCGGCGGTAGCCACCTCCTTGGACTCGCCGCGCTGCAGGGCAAAAAGATAGGCTTCGTCCTCATAGGTCAAACCGTGGAACAATATGCACGGAACCATGAAGTTATCGAATTTGCTGACCTCCTTCAGCGCCGCCAGGGTGTGGGCGCCGTCGAACACATAGAAGCGTCCGTCACGGTTGCTGACCTTCAGGGGATTGACCAGCCGGGCGTCGAAGTTCTCCACGATGCGGGCGACGCGCTTTGCGTCAATGGGGCGCTGGTAAGAAATGTCGCTTTCCAGAACCATGCTGCTCAGGCGTGTGAACTCATATCCGCACTTATCATCTACCATATGCAGCGCCTTCTGCTGCTGGGGTTCCATGCCGGAAAGCTTCTGCTGAATCTTCCGGGTGTTCAGTGGACAGGTGCTCTGACGGCGGGCGTTACGATTCTTGCGGCTCATATTACATATCCTCCTTGCCATTTTCGGTAATTATCCGGGTCAGAATGTTATCCACAGTATCGGCGGTATCGTCGATCATCTGGCGAATGGCATCCATGTTTTCAGGGGTCATCATGCTGGGCTGAAGTTTGGAAATTGCTGTTTCGCACGTGGCGATATAGGCGTTGGCGGCGACCCGCAGGAGGGACAGCACGTGGTCAAACAGGGCGGGATCGTCGCGCAGCTGTGTCGGTACATGCGCCAGCTTTCCATTTAGGACAGCCATGCCCGTCACCTCGACAGGCGGCATGGCGGCTGCGGCTTCAGCGTCTCTCGCGGCCTGTTTCGCTTTCGCCTCACAATCCTTGCAGATCGGGCTGTAGCTGGTACCCTTGGACACGATGCTGAATTCAGAGAAAGGCTTCTCCTCTCCGCACCGTTCACACACTTTTGTTTCTCCCTCGTGCTCCCTGTTTTTCATCTCCGTATAGGCCCTGTGTATGGAAACCCCGCCCTTGCGAAGCTGCTCCTTAGTACCCTCGTCCGCGCCGGCGTCCAGTTCCTTCACTTTTTTCAGGGTGTCGCGGGATACACCGACCATCTTTCCCAACTTGTCCATAGCGTTGCCTTTTTCAGCTTCTGCAGAATTCTGCAGAAGCTGGGGATTGTTGCCTCCGCTCAACGTAGCCTGGCGCTTTCTGGCCTGTTCGCGATAAAAGGACTCATACTTCAATCCGATCAGGCTGCGCTGATAGCTGTTCAGGTTCCGCCGCGCCAGCTGCCGCTCCAGCATCCAGAACATGACTGCATCCCTGTCATCAAAGTCCTTCTCCTCGATGGCGAAGGGAATGCCGCGGGCGTGGCAGATCTCATAGCGGTTATGCCCGTCCACGATCGTTCCGTTCCACACGGTCAGGGGCGTATCGCAGCCGTCGCGGGCAATGCTGTCCTCCAGCATCCTGCGCTCCTCCTCGCTCAGAGGCGGGATCAGATCACGCAGCTCGGGGTCAATCGTCAGGTCATACAGTTTCTTTTCCATGGCGGTATCCTCACTTTCTTTTGCACTTTTTCTCAAGGTAGCTGTATACGGCGACGCCCAGTTCCATGGCCAGCGGATGGTTTTTCCATTTGCCGCCGACCAAATCGCCGATATCCTTCGCCGCTTTCTCCCAGAATGCCACACAGGCCTCTGAGCCGATGGCGGGCGGGTCGTTGTGGCTTTTCAGGTAAAGCCAGATATCCCTGATAATCTCCTTCTCGGTTTCCATCACATGCTCACCTCAGCTTTCACGGCGTCGATCAGTGCGTCCTGGGATTTTTCCTTGTCCTGAAGCGCTTTCAGGATTCGTTCATCCATAGTGCCCCTGGCAACAATGTGTTGAATGATTACGGTGCCGGCGCTCTGTCCCTGCCGCCACAGGCGGGCGTTGGTTTGCTGATACAGCTCCAGCGACCAGGTCAGGCCGAACCATACCAGGGTGGAACCGCCGGCCTGCAGATTGAGCCCGTGTCCGGCAGAGGCGGGATGAATCAGCGCGACCGGGATTCCGCCTTTGTTCCAGTCGGAAATATCCTTGCTGGATTTGATTTCCCGAATGTTGAACCGGCTCCTGATTCGTTGCAGATCATGCCGGAACCAGTAAGCCACCAGAAGCGGTTTCCCGTTTGCCGATTCGATGATGTCCTCCAGAGCGTCCAGTTTCCGGTCGTGGAAGGCGATCACATCGCCGGTATCGGCGTAAATAGCGCCGTTGGCCAGCTGGGCCAGCTTGTTTGTCAGCGAAGCTGCGTTTGCCGCTGTGACCTCGCCGTCGGGCAGCTGCAGGAGGAGTTCCTGCTTCAGTTCCTTATACCGCTGCGCTTCTTCCTCAGACAGCCGCACTTCGTATTGTGTCGAAACCAGCTCCGGCATCTTCAGGTGGTCGGTGGACTTCATGGAGATCGTGATATCCGCGATCCGCCGGTAGATTTCTTCCTCCGCGAAGGGCTGCGGCTTGTAGGAGTAGACAACATCGCCATTGCGCTTGTCGGGCAGGAAGAATTCTGTCCGATATTGCGAAATGAACCGTCCGAGGCGATGGCCCAGGTCCAGCAGACGGAACTCCGCCCACAGATCCATGAGGCCGTTCGGGCTGGGCGTGCCGGTAAGGCCTATGACCCGTTTGACTGCGGGCCGTACCTTCATCAGGCTTTTGAACCGTTTCGCCTGGTGGTTTTTGAAGGAAGACAGCTCGTCGATCACCACAGTATCGTAGTCGAATGGAAAGCCGCTCTCCTCAATCAGCCAGGAGATGTTTTCCCGGTTGATGATCGTGATGTCGGCGCTCTGCATCAGGGCGGCACGGCGCTCCTTGGCGCTGCCGACCGCTACAGCGTAGGCCAGATGCTGGAGGTGCGCCCATTTATCGATCTCGCCGGGCCAAGTGTCTCGGGCAACGCGGAGAGGCGCGATGACCAGCACTCGGTGGGCGGCAAAGCTGTCGAACAGCAGGTCCGCGATGGCAGTCAGGGAGATGACAGTTTTGCCCAGACCCATATCGAGCAGGACTGCGGCCACGGGATGGGTCTCAATGTAGTCGATGGCATACGCCTGATAGTCATGGGGCACAAAGTTCATCCAGGATACCTCCGATCCGGCTTGCGTCGTCCAGCACGTATACGCGAAAGCCCAAATCCCTCAGCAGCCGGTGCCTTGCCGTTTGCAGCGGCCGAGGCTTTTTGCCGGGGGCCTTGACTTCCACAAAGGCCATACGCCCGCCCGGCATCAGGACAATGCGGTCCGGCATGCCAGCGAAGCCGGGGCTTGTGAACTTCGGCGCCAGACCGCCGCGGAGCCTGACTGCCTCAGCAAGTTTTGTCTCAATCGTCTTTTCCCGCATAACGCTCTCCGTCAGGATGAAAGTCCTGGTGATGGTCGGTTAGGGTGCTATCCGCAACTTTTCTTATAGGCTGATTTTTTGGCTTCTAAGAGCAGTTAAGGAAAAGAACATCATCGACCATCACCATGGCCTGTCAGTCCTTCAAAAACTCTGATTTTAAGCGGATTCCGCGGATAATGCCGCCAGTTTTAGTGCGCTTCCGCTGAAAGCCAGCCTGCTCGATTGCCGTATAGAAATCCGTCGTACTGCGGGTATACTCGCCAACCTGGGTGCAATACGCCCGGTATTCGTTGTAGAACTCGCCGGATTTTGCCGTAAAGGCCGGATCAACCTCGCAGCATTCCTCAATGAACTGGGACAGCCAGTCGTTGTTTTCCTTATACCGCCTGATCGCCTCCACCACGACCCTGGGCTGCGATATCCTGTAATCCTTTGCGATCACCCTGCGCGCGCCTTCGATGATCCAGGAGAGAATAGCGCCCCCGCACTTGCCGAACAGGTAGTCAGAGTAATTCTTGATGTCGCTGGTGCCTTCGATGACCGCGTTGAAGGGAATCACGATGAGGCGCCGCCAGGTGCCCGCGTCCAGTGCGCCCACCTTCGGGAGGTGGTTGGTATAGAGCACCAGCGTGTGCGTCGGCACATACGAGAACGGGTCCTTGTACTTTTTCTCCGCGTAGATCTCGTCCGTGGAGCAGAGCTGCTTGACGTTGGAGGTGGACAGGCGCATGCCCTCTTCGAGCTCTGCGGCGATCAGAAGCCGCTTGCCCTTAGCCTCCGCCAGTTCGGGTTTCACGTTCCGCTTGCAGCCCACCGTCAGGGTGTCGGCGGACATGTTGCCGGAATAGCTGCCCAGCACACGGGAGACGGCGTTCCAGAAGGTGGATTTTCCGTTCCGGCCTTCGCCGTAAGCGATGATCAGGGCTTCGATGCAGACCTTGCCGATAGCCGCCAGCCCGGTAATCTCCTGGACATAATCCATCAGTTCATGATCGTGAACAAAGAATGTCTCCAGCGCCGCCTGCCAGGTGTCGGTGTTTGCGTCATCCGGATCGACCGCCGTCTGCTTGGTAATGAAGTCCTTCGGGTCATGATCATGACGCGCATCCACCCCCTTGCTGAGATCATAGGTGGCGGAGGGCGTGTTCAGCAGGAACTCATCAGCGTCCAGTTCGCGCTGGTCTATTTCCAGCATCGGCCGGGCTTCCTTCAGTGCCGAGGTGATATACTTGGAATCCCTGCGCTTGATGGCGTAATTCCGGTAGGTGACGGCCGCCTCGTACTTGCGGAACGAGCGCAGCTGCGAAATGTTCATGGCCGCCTCGGCCTTTTTCGCGCCCATAGACGCCAGCAGATCCCATGCGCCGTTCTTTCTCATTTCCTCGGTCAGATTTTTGACCTCGGCTTCCGCTTCCTCCAGCTGGCGCGCGGTGAGTTCCTGCGCTACGGCTTGCGCCCTGGGCTTGGATTCTTCCCAGAAGCTGCCGTTATAGACCAGGTAGTCCGTTGAGGGAGAATAGCGCAGCCTGCCGACATATTCCCGCGCCAGCACGATCGCCTGGCCCACGTCTGAATAATCGCCGGGCCTGAGCGCGAGTTCCTGATTGTACTGTTCCGGCGGGATGTAATCATCCCTGGCGGCGACCTTCGTGTAAAAGCGGACCGCGCTGCGCCAGATAGTGGCCAGCTCATGCGCGTCCAGCGGGGGATCGCATTTCTGCGCCTGTTCGAGGAAGTGATTATGGGCTTCTTCGGTATTCCCGTAACGGATGAGGATTCTTCCGGCGTAATGGGACATGGTAGCGTTGCGGCTGCCCTGGGGAATGACAGTTTCGCCATAGCTGCCCTCAGGCAGATCGCCGTCAAACTCCTCATCGCTGAGGAAAGTCGTCAGGTTCATCGGCCCGTCAAACACCTCGACCTGGGGATCAGCCGTTCCAAAGAAGAAGCGGGCCGCGTCGAGGGCGTTCGTGTCGAAATAAGGGAATATCGCGTTGAGCAGCTTCTTCAGCTTGCTGTATTCCTCATGATCGCTGATCGTATCAATGGGAAAGAACGCATGGAACTTGGGTCTCGGCGCTTTGCCGTTCTTGCTCTTCATGTTGTGGCGGGAGTAGTGGACGGCAAAGGCGACGTTCGGAAATGCCTGTGCGATGTCAGAGGGATAGATCCAGGAATCCGGGTCTTCAGTATGATCGTTGTCGCAGTCCACCGGCAGACAGTCGCTGCCGATGAAATTCTCGTTGCTGCGGTAATTGTTGCGATAGTTTGCGCACACATAATCATGGCGGACAGCGCTGCGGAGCGACGCCGCGTCCGTGATCTCGACCGCGTGGGGATACGAGCAGTTGCTTGCGTCCCCGGTGCAGTCAGCGCGATAGATGTGAAAAATCATAACTTCCTCCAAACCGGGAACACATGTGATTTCCCGCTGTGTTCAAACCGCGCCTGTCTGGCCATGCTGCAAGCCTTCGGGGTATGCATCGTCGGTTTCCTCCAATTCTTCCGTAAAGTAGCGCAGGCGGTAGTTTTTCCTCTTTGCCCGGCTGATCTCCGCCTGCATGCCGGGCGAGACCCTTCGCCCGAACACCCATACCTCAGCGCACTTGCTCATGAGGACGTTCCCGAAGAAAAGGCTGAGCTCCCGTTCCAGGGGATCGCCGTCGTCCATGAACTGAGGAAAGAGCAGGTGCGGCGCGATGGGAATGCAGCCTTTGTCCACCGCATAACGGCTGTAGCGCCGGGCGGCGGCCACATTGCCCGCAACGTCCCCCGCATAGGGGGAGCAGATGTAGACAACGGGCCGGAAAGCGTGAACGGCCTTGCGTTCTTCGTTCATGATGTTGGTCAGCGCCTGGTACGGCGTGGGATCGATATAGCCGTCACTGTTGCGGAGATCGACGCCCATCAGTCAGACTCCTTCTCCGCGGGGCAGATTTCGGTTTCCATGTGCGCGTCCATCAGCAGGTTGCGGCATTCGATCAAGCCCAGCAGGTCAGCCGCGTGCTGCGGGCAGGGGTAGCGCTCAAAAACATTAACAGCCTGGTCGACCGCGTCATCGATGGCGCTCAGGGAATCCCAGAAGCTAAGGGGCTTCCCGGTCTTCCCGATCACCCTCTGCGCCCACCGTTCGGCGCGGTATTCGCGCTCATTCTTTTCATGGCGGGCGAGTTTCTCTTCGTACTCGGGATCGGCGGGATCAAGCCTTGCGAAGAAGATCTTATTGCTGATATCGTGGAGAGCCTCCAGATCGCCGCTTGCTACAGCCTTGATTTTGGCGAGGAACAAAGCGTTCAGATCAGGGCGGCCGGAAAGGTTTTCGTTCTTGTTAGTATGCGTCATGGCCTTTTCCTCCTCATACTGTTCGTAATGGTCCACATGGCATGGTTTTCATTCATGGCTGTCATTGGCTAAGAACTGTCCTGCGCCATCGTTCTGACGTGGTACCGCATCACGGATGAGCCTCCTTCCCGGATGGGTTTTTTCCACCCTTCACTATCCACTGGAGACTGGGGGTGGCTTTTGACGAAGGAAACTCAATCTTTTTTGTAAAAATCTGCGGTAAAGCCATCGGCGCGAAGCTGAAGCCCCTCCGCCCAGGGCGGCGTGCGGCCCATCTGCTCACATACCGCGTCCAGCGACATGCGCGGATCAGCCTCGATGACCAGTTCGTCGTGGATATGCATGACGATGCTGCAGCATCGGAGCGTCTTCATGGCGTAGCACAGGATGTCGCGGGATGTGGCCTGCACAATATTTTCCACGAGCTTGGGACCATAGGTATCGAGGCGCTCCCATTTCTTCGCGCCGCCGGTGCCCTCAAAGGTAATGCACTCGCCGCCGAACTTGTTTGTCCCGATCTTCGGCTTCACATACGCCAGGCTCCGTCCGGAGGGCAGCGTGATGAAGAGCATTCCGCTGCGGCAGGAAAAGAGAATGCCGTGAGTCTTGACGGCGCTGTGATACCTGACGGCCTCCATGGCCGCATGGTCCACGTCCCACCAGAGCGCCACGATATGCGGATTGGACTGTCGCCAGGCCTCGACCAGCGGAGGAAGCTCATCCTCGGTCAGACCCATCTCGATAGCGCCCATCGCTTTCAGGGCGCCGACTGAGCCGCCATAGCCGAGGGCCAATTCCGCTATCTTGCCTTTCTGCCGCAAGTGGCCGTTGATCCCATGCTTTTCCACGGGAACCTTGAACATCTGCGAGGCTGAGGCGCAATAGATATCGCCACCCCAGGCGAATACTTCCTGCCGCCATTCTTCGCCGGCGAGCCAGGCGATAACGCGGGCCTCGATCGCGGAAAAGTCGGATACGTAGAATTTCTGGCCATCATTGGGAATGAAAGCTGTTCGGATCAGCTGCGAGAGCGTATCCGGCACATCCTCGTACAGCATTTCCACACCGTCATAATCGCCGGAGCGGACCAGCCCGCGCGCTTCCGCCAGATCCGGGAGATGGTTCTGAGGGAGATTCTGCATTTGGATCAGGCGGCCGGCCCAGCGCCCGGTGCGGCTGCCATAGAACTGGAACATGCCCCGCGCCCGGCCATCCTCGCAGACGGCATTAGCCATGGCCTGGTATTTCCTGACGCTGGATTTCGCCAGCTGCTGCCGGAGGGTCAGTACGCGCTGCAATTCAGGCGGGGCGCTTTTTATAAGCTCCGCCACAGCTTTTTTCCCGAGCGTGTCGGTCTCCATGCCGTTGCAGGCGAGCCACTGCTTCATCTGCCGGACGCTGTTCGGATTGTCCAGCTCTGTCAGGCGCTTCATGGCTTCTGTCAGCTCAGCGCGGGAGCGGGTGTCCATGCCGATAGCCTGTCTGACAAGGGGCATGTCGATCCGCACCCCGCGGTCGTTGATTTCCTGGTCTATGTGATACTCATCCCAGACAAAATCCGGCACCGGGTATTTCCGCAGGCGCTCCTGGATGGCCATCTCTGTTTCAACGTCGCGGAGGTTATATCGCTTAAAAGCCGCCCACGCGGCCGGATCGTCTCCAGGGCGGTTCCGGGTACGGCCGCCATTTGCCTTGGTCGGCGCGCAGGGCTGGCAAAAGAGTTTGATCAGGTCTTTGCCTTCAGCAAGTTTCTGCTTTTCCAGCCCGAGAACAGCGCCGGCGCCTTGCAGTGACAGCGGCAGCCCCATGGTTGCAGCCCAGACCATGGAACAGCGCCAGCCGGAGGGGTCGAGAAAATCACGGACAGAATCGTCCGATACGCTGTAGCCCGTGAAATACTGCGGATGACGCTTTCGCAGCCATCGCGACAGGCAGACCCGTTCGAAAGAGCTGTTGAACGCCCACTTCACAACAGATTCGTCAGCCAGCGCCGCGAGTATTGCTTCTGGCACTTCCTCTCCGCAGGCGACGTCCACCACCTGGACCGGCCCTTCATTGACGGAATAGCCGAAAAGCAGTATCTCGAAATCCGGGCTTTCCGAGTATTTGTAAACGCCGCATTTTGCCAGATCGACGCTGGAAAATGTTTCGATGTCGATACTGAGCGTCCTGATCTGTTCCATTCTGTCTGTCTCCCTTGCGCGGAAAGGGGACGGCAGTTTTGCCGCCGTCCCCGCATGCTTATTCGTGCAAATCACGGGCCAGGTCCTCAAGCGCGTCCCTGATAAACGACGCGGCCTTTATCATGGTCCTCAGGCCGCCATCACCGCAGCAGGTGATCTTCACCCCGGCGATCAGGCCTTTCTCGTTCATCACGGGCTCGAAGCGCATGTCTCCGTCTTTGCATACCATGCTGACATACGTGCGGCCGTTGCCGTGGCGCTCCGGGTCGTCCGCGAGACCGTTGGCGCCTGCCTCGACCTTCAGCTTTACCAGCACATCCGTGATCTCCCGGCTGAACGTGTCCACATACTCTCCGTTAACCTTCTGAATGCCTTCCTCAATCGCAAACATTTCTGCTGTCCTCCTGTATATGATCTTGTCCGGGCGGCAGGACGTATTAATCCTGCCGCCCTGCGGGTATTAATCAAGGAAATCGTCGTCGTCATCGGTGGCGAAGTCAGACTCGGCGCTGGCCTTGCCGCCCAGGGGCTCGCCGGCGCGGATCAGCTGCAGGTTGTTGAGGCCGCAGGCGATGCCGCGGTTGCCGTTCGAGTTGAAGGCGTACAGCGTGATGCTGGCGCGGCCATAGACGCCGGAGTACACTTCGGACCGGGTGAGCACAGGGTTCAGGTCTGCGTCCACGATACCGGGAGCCGTAGCGGAGTTCGCGTTGATGAAGTACGCGCCTGCGTAGGCCGGATCGTCCGGGCGCTCCACATCGCCGTCGCGCAGCGGCGTCTTGATGGAGGCCAGGGGCGGCACGGTGCGGCTGTTGCCCTTGAGTTTCGACTCGCCCTCGGCATAGGCGGCCTCGATGGCGGCCTTGATCCTGGCCACGGTCCTGGTGTCGCTCTTGGGGATGATCAGGCTGACGCTGTACTTCGGAGCGCCGCCGTTGATGGACTTGGGTTCCCAGACGTTGGCGAAGCTCCAGCGGGTGTCGGGTCCGGTGATGACCTTCATGGGATTCTTGACAGTGGTATTCTTAGCCATATTCTTTTCCTCCTCAGTTTTCACTGAAATCGAATTTTGCGTTGCTCATAGCCGGGCGCTTGTCGCTTTCCGGCACGAGCGTAGGTTTGCCCTGCGGTTTCTCGACGAGACCGGCAAGGACTTCTTCGAAGCGGGCTTTCCCGAGCAGCTTCTGCATAGCGGTCACGCCGAGGACTTTCTGCTCATACGGGTCAAAGCCAGCCTTGGTGACGGCGGCGGCGACAGCAGCCTCATTGGTATAGCGTCTGTTGGAACGGCCCTCGACCAGCTTCCAGCCTGACCACTCCTTGCCGCTGATCGCCTGCTGGAGCGCATATTCCTTGATGTCGGTCGCCCAGGAGACCAGATCGTCTACCCTGGCGAGAATAGCCTCCACATCAGCGTCGGTCAGCAGGGGCGGCAGCTGGAAGTCGTAGCGGGCCAGCTCCATGTTGGCTTCCGCGCGGGCCCTGCATACGGTCTTCGCCTTGCAAAAAGCGCACCATTCGCCGCAGAGGAAGCTGCCGTCACCGGCGAAGGCCAGATCGGCTGCAGGCTTCAGAACCTCATCAGCCCAGGTGAGCAGTTCGTCTCTGGACAGTTCATAGCTGCTTACGTTCTCCCTGCGGGGCTGATAGATGGTCATACGGATAGAGCCGATCTCATACAGGCAGTCGAATATCTCCAGCGCGCCAAGCGCATAGCACATCATCTGCGGGTTCTTCTCGGCAGAGACCAGGACCCCAAGACCATACTTGAAGTCGATAATCTGCATGGTTCCGTCCGCAATGATGACGCAGTCAGCGGTGCCGAATCCCTGTTCGACCCAGCGGCTGAAATCGACGCGCTGCTCGATCAGGACCACCGGATCAGGACAGTTTTCCCTGGCGGCTTCCACCTGCTCCATCACATAACCCGCATAACCGCTGGCGCAGTCGTCCATCTCCTGGTTATAGAAAGACAGGTCCTCGGTAGGATCGCGGACTTCCATGCCCAGCGCCTTGCGGAGCTTGTATTCGCAGAGGCTGTGAGCGCAGGTACCCTCCAGGGCGTAATCGCTGCCGGTGTCCTCGAACTGCTCCGAGAGCCTTGCGGACGGCGGGCAGTGCAGCCAGCGGTGCGCGGATGAAGCTGAGAGAATGGCGTGTTTGTCAGGCATCTTCCAGTTCCTCCACATCCTTTAGCAGCGCCTTGTAATTGGCGGGGTCGATGCCGGACAACTTCGGCGCGCCGTACTTGATCAGCAGATCGCGGATCTGGGCGGTATGGCCCTTGCGGGACATATCAGCCAGCACTGCGCGAACGTCCTCCAGCCTGAGTTCCGGTTCCTTCGCCTGCGCCGGCGCTTCCGTCTCTGCGCCATCATTTCCGCTGAACTGCCGTGCAAGCCACTCGGCTGCTTCGTTAACAGCGGCAGCCGCGCTGCGGAGTTCCGCGATAGTCGCGGACAGGTCGTTCATTTTGCTCACGGTGTCGTACTCCTTTCTCAGATTGTCCCTGTGCGGCCAGAATCGTCAGTTTTCTTGCTAGCCTCGCGGATACGTGGCTGATAGCGTTCAGCACCTCGATAACCTCGGCGTCCGCGGGGCTTTTGTTGCGGGCCTGGTACATGTGGCTTACCTCCAATCCGGAGCGTGTCGGTGTTTGCTCCTTACACTATCCACTGGAGAACAGGGGCGCCGTTTGACGAAGCCCGCGGAGATTTTTTTGAAATACTTTCCGGCCGCTTCGCCGGCGGCCGGAGGCGTACAATGGTTCAGAAGAGATCAGGGAATTCAGCCGCAAGCTGTTCCCGCGCTTTCTTCAGCCGGGAGAGGAACGTGGTGCGCCTGATGTGGAGGATGTCGGCGATAGCCCCGTCGGTCAGCCCCTGCTGGCGGAGCAGGCCGATCTGCCTTGCCTCAGGCATCAGCTCCTGGAGGCGGGCAAAGAGCATATCCATCTCAGCCTTGTCGCAGAGGATGCTGTCGAACAGGGAGGCCGGGTCGGCAAGGGTGTCGCCGAGCGTTACCGCTTCGCCGTCGCTTTCCGCAATCGGCGTGTCGAGCGAGACGGTATTGCCGGGAATATGGAACTCGCAATCCTGGCACATCCCGTCGCACAGCCACCACTTGCCGCGCGGGCACTTGCAGCGGCAGTGATACTGCTCGTATCTCCGGATGCGGGTCCGCCAGCGGTCGTACTCCTCAAACTGTTCAGGGGTGACGTCGAACCAGGTGCGGGTCGCTTTGTCGTAAATGTGATTGGGGTTATGCGCGGGCGTGGCGGATTGGATGTCGTTTTTTCTCTGGTTGTCCTTCATTTTGCAATTTCTCCTCTCGCGTTATGCGGGAGCGGAGAAATTGCAGGCTCAGAAGGGTATACTGAATAACGCTGCCGGCCATGTGAATTTCTCCACTCTCGGTCTTGCAGCGGCCCAAGCACTAAGCCGTTACGATGGTAGTTGCGCCTGGTTTCTGTTTGCTTGCACCCTCGTCAGGGACATCCATCAGGCGCCGGGGGATCTATCGAAGCCCTCTGCTATCCACAGGACAGATTCCGGGCTTCTGGCAACCGCAGGCAGAAAAATCTGCGCGGGATGCGTCGTTGTTGGTCTCGCCATAAATGGCAAGTTTCGGTCGGTTTGAATGGGCATTGGGGCCCTCTCCATTTACTGAAAGGGAACAGGAAGCCGTTTTGCCGAAAAAGAACTGAAGTTTCCGGTTTTCTTCATATATCCGGGAATAGAGACACCCTCCACAGGTAGCCCACGGCAAACGCGAAACTAAACGGTTCCGGAAAAACAAAAACGCCGGAGTTATCTGGATAGCCCATGTTGGGCTTTCATCAGATAACTCCGGCGTTAGCTCCTCGAATGGTTACGGGGCTGGTGGCGGTAGTTTCCTCAGATGGCGGGTCTTACTTCCCGGATGGCGCTTTCCACCTGGTGCTTCACTTCTTCCCAGGGGACGCGTTCCGTTTTCTTCTTATCGACCTTCTGCTCTATGAACACCTTATCCGGGTGTTCCTCGTCTATCACGACGTCAAACAGTCGGGGTGGAACCGGTTTGTTGCTTGCAAGGTTGCGAATGGGGCGTCTGATCATCTCTGTCTGTGTCCTCCATAGTATCAGAATGGCAAATCATCGGTCTGCGGGACGGGGTCATCGTCAAGGTCGTCATTCAGGAAAGCGTCAATGGAACGTTTGAAGTCGCCCTTTATCTTGGGATGCTTCGAAAACTCCTGCACTATGGCATAAAGAGCGGTAACCAGCGGAGCGAGTGGCGAACCGTCAAGACTGCTGCAGAGATACTGGCATTCCCCGGGAGAAACCATCCACACTTCAATCGCACGAACATCCGGGTCATTCGTCCTGTGCACGGACTTCTCTACGTGCATCAGGTAAACATAGGCGCCGTTCTTCAGCCGAAGGTTAAAGCACTCCTGGTCGATGAAGGTATGGCAGTCGAAAGTGTGCGATAAAAAGACTACTCTTGAAACCTGATCGGGATAATCCCCTTCGCCTTCCTCATAGAATGTTTCGTAGGAGAACAGCGGATGGTCAACATTACCGTTAATATCCGTCTCCATCCGGTTCAGCGAATCAGCGGATTCACGGTGCCACTCGAGCTTGTCTGCAGCGGTGTCATCGCGCAGCTTCTCCAGGAAAGTCAGCAGGTACCTTTCCGTCGGCGTCAGCGAACTCAGGTCAATCCCCAGCAGGGTATCGATTCCGACATGCAGCGCATCCGCGATGCGCACAATGAAATCAATGCCGGGCTTGGCGTTCTGATCCTTGGAAGTACGGGAAATGTATCCGGCGCTCACGCCTGCTTCGTTTTCGACCTCGCCGATCTTTTTCCCTGTTTCTTTGAGCAGGTAAGCAATGTTGTCAAACATGAGCTTCTTGTCAAACTCTCTTGGCATTCTGGCATCCTCCTTTCGAGTACGTAAATAATAATATCATACTTTGACGTATACGTCAATAGTCATAGAGTAAATTTTCGTATTCGTCATTCTGCAAGATGTAATCTACTGATACATCGGGCTGGGCATCGGCACGGTTTCGCAGCGGTCGGTGGCAAGCGGTAGCTGCCCATGAAGGCTGGCGGGATATATGCTCCGGTAACCGAACCGCCGCCGGATATCGTCAACCGCGTCATCCAGCTTCCGGCGCTTGTCCCTGACGGAGTAATCATTGAAGATGTCCGTCTGCACAGGGTCGCTCTCCCGACCGGGATTGATGCCGCGAATCGTCAGCGCCCTGACCGGCTTGGGCCACCAGTAACGCTCCCTGAACAGCGCGTAACCGGTCTGAGCTATTTCATAGGGACTCTGGGACGGATACGGCAGAGGCATCTGCCACTGATACCAGCCCAGGTCTTTATCCCTGACGAAAATCTGTACAGCCTTCGCCGTAATCTCGTGCTTCCTGAGTCGGTGGCCTACGTCCTGCGCCAGCTCGTACAGAACCTGCCACACCTCATAGTTGGTTTCCAGGTCTCGGACGCAGGTCGTGCCATGACCGATGGACTTCACTGGCGGTATGTATTCCTGGGGCATGACCTTCGCTCCGTCCGTGCCGTTGGCAAAGTTCCAGAGCATGATCCCGTTCTTTCCTAATTTATAATGAAGGATGTTGGGATCGGCGTTGGCCAGATCGCCGATGGTGCGGATACCGTACAGGGCAAGCTTCCTTGTTGTCGCGGGGCCGACATACAGGAGATCGGACACGGGGAGCTTCCATGCCGTGTCCCTGTAGTTGCTGCGGCCGACTACGGTAACAGCGTCCGGCTTTTTCATGTCGCTGCCCAGCTTGGCAAAGATTTTGCTGAAGGAAACGCCGATGCTGACCGTCAGGCCGGTTTCCTCCCGGACGGTCTTCCGTATCTCCTCCGCTATTCTCAGGCCGTCTGTTTCGATGTCCCTGCAGCCGGGGATGGCGATCCAGTTCTCATCCATTCCGAACGGCTCAATGCAATCCGCGTACCTTTTATATATGGAACGGACAATCCTGCTGTATCGGAGATAGAGGTCGTAATGGGGATCGACCATGATCAGATCCGGGCAAGCCTGCTTTGCCTGCCAGTTGGCCATCCCGGTTTTAACGCCGGATCGTTTCGCCGGGTAGCTTGCAGTCAGAACGATGCCGTGGCGATTCTCCGTCGAGCCGCAGACCGCGACCTTTTTCCCGCGGAGTTCCGGGCGCTCATTCATCTCAACGCTGGCGTAATAGCAGTTGAGGTCGCTGTGCAGGATCAGGGTTTCAGTCGCCATATCGTTCGTCTCCATCCGGTCTGAAGAAAAATGAAGGTAAACTTCAAATTTTTCTTCATAACCCTATTGACATTCAGCTTCATCCGTGATACACTCGATGCGAAGTTGAACTTCACGTTATGCATTATAACGCAGTTGAGCTTCATTGTCAATATGAAACTCGTGAACTTCCAATGATGAAGGAGGGCAAAACATGAAGTTCGGAGAAAAGGTGAAGAAGCTGCGGAAAGAGATGAAGCTCAGCCAGGGCGAGCTGGCTGAAAAGATCGGCGTCAGCGCAAGGAGCGTCGCTGCGTATGAGGCCGGCACATCCTACCCCCGATACAAGGAGACTTATGAGGCGCTTGCCGCCGCGCTGGGCGTGGATGTCAATTATCTGCGGACTGAGGAAGAGGAATTCATGGAAGAAGTGGGCCAGCAGTACGGCACCCGCGGCCAGAGGCAGGCGACAGCTATTCTGAGTGAAGCGCGCCAGCTCTTTGCGGGCGGTGATCTGTCCGAAGAGGACAAACTGGCTTTTGTCACCGAGCTTCAGCAGCTGTTCCTGGATTCCAAGCAGCGGGCCAAGAAATTCACGCCCAGGAAATACCTTCAGGACGAAGGTGAAACCTGACACATTCTCTTTTCTGGGAGGGGTGTTAATTGACTGATCGTATTTTTCAGCAGGCAATGCGGTACAGAAAGCGTCTTGGTTCCTCTGATCCGTATGAACTGCTTGACGATATGGGCGTGATACTTAAACGCAGCAGCGCTTACCCCCGCAACGGCCTGCGCGGGTATTGCGCAATTATAAACCGAAGCAAGTATGTAGTGATCAACTGCAAACAGCCCGCGGAAGAGCAGCGTGTAGTCGCAGGCCACGAATCCGGCCATCTGATCCTCCACAGGCTGGAACTGAAGACCGGGGCCATGAGCGATTTCGACGTTTATAACGTCACAGGGCGGCTGGAGCGGCAGGCCAACTTCTTTGCGGCGGATTTCCTGATCGATGATGATGACGTGCTCGATCTGATGCACAGCCGCGACGCTGATTTCTTTCATGTGGCAAAAGAGCTCTGTATCCCCGCGCCGTTCTTCGCCTTCAAGCTGTACAGCATGGTGAACCGCGGCTACAGCATGCGCGTGCCGGTGGATCTGAACAGCTCGTTCCTGAAATGAGGTGTCCGAAATGGATAAGGAGAAACCGATCAAAGTCTATGTTCCTGTAGAGGTGCGCTTCGATGAAGACGGCAGGATGCTGCCCCACATCATCACCTGGGAAGACGGGAAACGGTATGAAATCGACCGGGTATCGGATATCCGTCCCGCCCCGGCCATGCGTGCCGGCGGTCAGGGCGACCGTTACACTATCTGGATCAACGGCCAGCAGAGCTATCTATTCTTTGAGAGATTTGCCACGGTGACGGGGTGCAACCTCGGACGATGGTTTGTGGAACGGAGGGCCGCGTGATGGCACAGGCTTATTACGACCTGGTTGAAGATAAAGAATTGGAAGAACTCAGCATTGACAAACCTGAGCGCTTCGAAACGGATATGGATGAACGCCTGGCCCTTCAGTATTTCGTGAACAATTTCAGGCTGTCCATCAACCTTATCCGCAGAATGTATGGATATGAAGCCCGGCAAAAGACCCTGTACGTGATCGCGCGCTTCCTGGAGCAAGCGAGGGCTGCGCGCATTCCGTTTGAAGAACTGGAGGGCAATATCGCCATGATTCTTCTCGACTGCGGCGACATAGCATACAAACAGCAGACAGAGGCTGGCTGAAGGAGGCGTATGGGATGACAGTTCAAAATGAAGTGCACCGCGCGCCTGCTCCGCGTGCCCGCCGCGTCGCGTTTACAGGATACCGCCCACAGAAGATGCCCTTCGGTTTCGACGAGCAGGATGAGCGCTGCGTGGACTTTAAGCGCCGTTTGTACAACACGATTGAGAGCCTGATCGACCAAGGGTACAAGCACTTCATCTCCGGAGGCGCTCTGGGCATGGACATGTACGCAGCTGAAGCGGTGCTGCAGCTGAAGACGGCGCATCCGGACATCACGCTGGAGATGGTGTCTCCCTTTGACGCCCAGGCAGCGAAGTGGGCTCCGCAGTTCCAGCGCCGACATGACCGGCTGTTTGAACAGGCCGATATGGTGACGGCGACTGGGCATCAGTATACAAAGTCAGCCATGTTCACCCGGAACAAATACCTGGTCAACAATGCTGACATTCTCCTGGCAGCCTACGATGGCCAGCCGGGCGGAACCCAAATGACAGTGCAGTACGCCAGGCAGATGGGGATTCAGGTGTGCATGATACCTCCTGTAGTTCCTCCTGTAGTTGCTCACTGATAAAACGTTAAAATTGAATTTTGACTACGCTTGCGCAATCGAAAGGTTGCAATCGCGTAGTTTTTTTGATATGATATAGTATATCCCACACAATAAGGAGGTTTGCGTATGGGAGTTTCGTATAAACGTCTCTGGAAAATCCTGATTGAGCGAGATATGAAGAAAAAGGATCTGATGAACGCCGCCGGATTAAGCCCTTCAACCATATCCAAATTGTCCGGTAACGAGTTTGTCAGCATGCAGGTCATTGTGAAAATATGTACGACGCTGGATGTAGACATTAACGATATTATGGAAATCGTAAAGCCCGCCGAAACTGCTGTATGAAAGGACGACTGAGCTATGGCTGAAAGCAGAACCACTGCCGACATCGGCTTTGAGAAACAAATCTGGGATGCCGCCTGTGTGCTGCGTGGGAACATGGACGCATCAGAATACAAAAATATCGTTCTCGGCCTGATCTTCCTTAAATACATATCGGATCGCTTTGAGGAACGGTATCAGCAGCTTGTCGCAGAAGGTGACGGTTTTGAGGAAGATACGGACGAGTACATCTCCCAGGGCATATTCTTCGTACCGCCAGACGCCCGCTGGTCTGTGATTGCTGCCAACGCCCATAAGCCGGAGATTGGGCAGATCATTGATGACGCTATGCGCAGCATCGAAAAGGAAAACAAGCGGCTCAAGGATATCCTGCCGAAAAACTTTGCCCGGCCTGAACTGGACAAGAATCGTCTCGGCGATGTGGTCGATCTGTTCACCAACATTCAGATGATCGAGCACGGTGATGAGAAAGACATCCTCGGACGCACCTATGAGTACTGCCTTGCTCAGTTCGCCGCGCAGGAAGGTAAAAACGCCGGCGAATTCTATACGCCGTCCTGTGTGGTTCGGACGTTGGTCGAAATCCTCCAGCCCTTCAACGGCCGGGTATACGATCCGTGCTGCGGTTCCGGGGGCATGTTCGTCCAGTCCGCCCGTTTCGTTCAGAATCACAGCGGAAATATCAACAGCATCTCTGTCTTCGGGCAGGAAGCCAACGCGACCACCCGCAAGATGGCGCTGATGAATCTCGCCATTCGCGGCATCGAAGCGAATCTTGGTCCGCATCAGGCGGACACATTCATCAATGACCTCCATCCTACCCTTAAGGCGGATTTCGTCATGGCCAATCCGCCTTTCAACCTCTCCCCGTGGGGCGCTGATAAACTGGGTGAAGACCCTCGCTGGCAGTACGGCATGCCACCCGCCAGTAACGCCAACTTCGCGTGGTTGCAGCACATGATCTACCATCTTGCCCCGAATGGCAGGATCGGTATGGTCCTGGCAAATGGCGCGCTTTCTTCCCAGAGCGGCGGTGAGGGCGAAATCCGAAAGAATATCATAAACGCTGATCTGGTGGACTGCATTATCGCCATGCCAACCCAGCTTTTCTACACTACGCAGATCCCGGTTTCCCTGTGGTTCATCAGCAAGAGCAAAAGACAGCCTGGGAAAACGCTGTTTATTGACGCCCGCAAGATGGGCACCATGGTATCCCGGAAGAACCGTGAACTGACGGAAGAAGACATCATGAAGCTTGCGGAAACCTATCAGGCTTTCTGCGAAGGAACGCTGGAAGATGTAAAAGGCTTCTGTGCCGTGGCCACCACGGATGATATCGCCAAGCAGGACTATATCCTTACGCCCGGACGCTATGTGGGCATTGAAGACGTTGAAGATGATGGCGAGCCTTTCGAGGAGAAGATGGCTCGGCTGACCAGTGAATTGTCCGGGCTGTTTGCAGAGTCCCATCGGCTGGAGCAGGAAATCAAAGAAAGACTGGGGGCAATTGGGTATGACATTTGATCTGACAACGCTCCCTGAAGTTGAACTTTCCACTGTCATAACTGACATTGCTGCCGGACCGTTTGGATCTAATCTTAAGGTGTCCTGCTTTGTTCCTGATGGGTTCCCTATCATAGACGGAGCAAATCTGAAAGGTTATAAGGTCACGGATAATGTCACAAAATTCGTTACTGATGAGAAAGCTCATTCCCTCGAACGATCAATTGCGCATCGAGGTGATGTGGTTTCAACAATTAGCGGAACTTTAGGGCAAATTGCATACGTGCCAGATGATTCAAAATACGAGGGGTATCTGTGCTCACAACGTCAATTTCGAATTACTTTTGATCCCGAGCGAGTATATGTTCCCTACATCGTGTTCTATTTCCATTCTCGCGAAGGACAGCATAAGATACTATCTTTCGCGAGTCAGGTTGGAGTACCAGCTTTAGCACAACCCCTAAAAAATTTTCGCAAAATAAAAATGCAGCTACCGGACCTGCATACTCAAAAGAAAATAGCGGCTATGATTGAATCAATCAATGATAAGATTGAACATAATTGCCGCATAAACGATAATTTGCTTCAGCAGGCACAGGCGATTTTCAACGCCAAGTATCAGGCAGCCGTGGAACAGCGTTCGTTTACATCGCTGATCCATGTCTTGGGCGGTGGAACACCTAAAACAGGAAATCCTGAGTTTTGGAATGGAGACATTCCGTTCTTTACCCCGAAAGATGTCGGGACTCCTTACACGTTCCAGACTGAGAAGACGATCACAGTTTCTGGCTTGGAGCATTGTAATAGCCGTCTCTATCCGAGGAACACTTCTTTTGTGACTGCACGAGGCACTGTCGGAAAGGTTGGCCTTGCGGGAAAGCCCATGGCCATGAATCAATCTTGTTATGCGTTAGTCAGCGACACGATCGATCCGATCCTTGTCTACTTCTATACCCTCCGAGCGGTTGACTCTCTAAAGCATAAAGCATCAGGAGCCGTCTTCGATGCAATAGTCACACGAGACTTTGATACCGAGATCATATCCGTGATTCCGGAAGAAGAATCGCTTGCGACGGTATCCCTTATAAAGCCAATGCTGAATGCCATACATGCCAATTCCGAGGAGAATCTACGGCTCGTCGCTATGAGGGATGCACTATTGCCGCGATTGATGTCCGGCGAAATCGACGTTTCCGGCATCACCCTCTAAGCCGCTAAATTATCGTTTTCACGACTACGACCTACCTCCTACCAGTGGCGGGAGGCAAATAACAAAGAACGCCACTGCGCGTCGTTCTCCGAACAAAGGAGAAACGACCATGAAGCAAGAACTCATCAATACGGTGTTGTCCCAGATGATGCCGTACCTGAACAACGACCAGGCCGCAAGGCTGCAGGAGGTGCTTGAACACAGCCTGTTCCAGATAACGGTCACCCAGGATGAAACTCCGCCTGATGAGGCGATCTCGCCGTTGGATGCTTTCATCGCTGCAAAGAAGGTGGAAGGCTGCTCCGAAAAGACGCTGGCCTACTACCGGAAAACGGTACAGGATATGTTGGACGCCATTGGCAAACGTGCCCAGCAGATCATGACAGACGACCTTCGCGGGTATCTGTCGGAATACCAGGAAAAGCGCAAGGCAAGCAAGGTAACCATCGACAACATTCGTCGTATCCTGAGTAGCTTCTTTTCCTGGCTGGAGGATGAAGACTACATTCTGAAAAGCCCTGTCCGCCGCATCCATAAGGTGAAGACGGCAAAGGTGGTCAAGGACACCTACACAGACGAAGCCCTCGAAAAGATGCGGGATGGGTGTAAGAATCTCCGCGACCTGGCCATTATCGATATGCTGGCGTCAACGGGAATGCGTGTTGGGGAGCTGGTGCTGCTGAACCGGGAGGACATCAACTTTGAAGAACGGGAGTGTGTAGTGCTTGGCAAGGGTAACAAGGAACGTGTGGTTTACTTCGATGCCCGAACAAAAATCCACCTACAGAACTATCTGGCGACCCGCACAGACAGCAACACCGCCCTGTTCGTTGGGCTGAGAGCACCGTATAATCGGTTGGCTATCGGTGGGGTGGAATCCATGCTGCGGGATTTGGGGCAGGAGCTTTCCATCCCGAAGGTGCATCCGCACAAGTTCCGTCGGACGCTGGCCACGACGGCGATTGACAAAGGAATGCCTATTGAGCAGGTACAGCAACTGCTTGGGCATCAGAAAATCGACACGACGCTTCATTACGCCATGGTGAAACAGCAGAATGTCAAGCAGGCACACCGAAAGTATATCGGATAGGATGAGGCATTATGAAAGAATACAGGTTAGAGGAGATTCTCTCTGAATCAACACGAAATGGGTTGACAAAACCAAAAGCTGTTAGAGGCAAAGGAGTACCTATGATTGCTATGGGTGAGATATTTGCTTACTCTCGAATCCCAAGCATCAGAATGGATAGGGTTCCTGTTACCGAAAAGGAAATGAATAGCTCTTCGATTATTGTCGGTGACATCCTTTTTGCCCGGCAATCTCTGACATTGGAAGGTGCCGGAAAGTGCAGTATCGTTACAGAAATCTCTGAACCCACTGTATTTGAGTCGCACCTTATCAGAGTTAGAGTGAATACGCAAAAAGCTGATCCATTTTATGTTTACTACTATTTTAATTCCGCTGAAGGGCGGAATAAGGTAAAGGGAATAGTTGAACAAGTGGCCGCGGCAGGTATTCGAGGCAGTGATCTGGTGAAACTCACAATACCACTCCCGGATATTGATACGCAGCACAGTATCGCAATGATTCTGAGAAGACTGGATGAGAAGAGGGAAATCAATAATCGAATAAACGATAATTTTGCAGCTTAGATGGTGATGCCAGAGACGTCGATTTCGCCGGACAACAGTCGAGGCAACAGCGCATCGCGGAGCTCGGCAAGCTCACGATTCTGCATTTCGAGAGCCCGTTGCTGCTGGAAAAGCGGATCGCAGAAAGATGTGAACCGTCTGAGCGTATCGTCATCAGGTATAATCGCTGGGACCGTTCTCATTGCACTGCCTGATATCTCCTTGAAAGTTGAGCCAGAAGCCATTCCTTCGATGATCGGCAGAGCAGCTTTCAGGAAGTAGTAGACAAACGCTGTACCGATGTTGTTGTGTGGGACTACAGATTTGAATCCTTGATTCGTCGTCACCTCGCCGTCAGCAATCGCAATGTAGCCAATAGGAGCACGGGATGAAAAGAGAACTGTTCCCCGCGGCATGATGGAGGCGCTACTATTTCTTAATCCGAGTTCTGTAATATCGTCGGCTCCATGGCTAACGAACTTCGACTTGTCAACCGATAAGTCTTTCGGGGTAATCCACGCAATCCCATGATCTGTGTAGTATTCCGATTTGGCCTTTGAGGGTGTACTGCCGCCAACAACCGTACCTAAATCGGAGATGGTGCCTTCTCGCCAGGAAGGATCAGCTTGTACAATGAACAGATCATGGAACATAGCAGCAGCTTGCTGCTCTAAATTATCGTTTTCCCCTGGATCGTACACTCACTCCAAAGGAGGCCATGATATGCCATTCACTGAAGACACTTTCGAGCAAGCGGTGCTGGAGATTTTCCAGGACCTTGGCTATACCTTCCTCCATGGGCCGGATATCGACCGCGATTACTCCAGCCCTATCTTGGAGTCTGTGCTGCGGGACAGCCTCGTCAGACTGAACAGGGGCTTGCCCATCGAGGCAATCCATGAGGCTATCAGCAAGCTGAAAAACTTTGAATCCGGAAGCCAGCTGCAAAAGAACATGACATTCATGGATTATCTGCAGAATGGCATTACGGTGCGTTACTATGTCAAGGGAGAGGAGCGGAATTCACTCGTCTACCTGATTGATTATGAAAATATCAGCAAGAACACCTTCTATGCCATCAATCAGTTTACCTATGTAGAGAACGGTAATAACCGCCGCCCGGATATCATCGTCTTCATCAACGGCCTGCCACTGGTGGTGATAGAACTAAAATCCCCCTCCAAGGATGAGGTTGGCGCTGAGAATGCCTTTAATCAAATCAGAAACTACATGCAAGACATCCCCAGCATGTTCTACTACAACGCCTTCTGTGTGATCAGTGACCTGAGTGCAAATAAAGCGGGCACCATCACTTCCGGCATTGACCGCTTCATGGAGTGGAAAACGAAAGACGGGAGCTATGAAAATACGGCTTTCGCCCAGTTCGATACTTTTTATGAGGGCATGTTCCAGCGTGACCGGCTGCTGGATATCATCAAAAACTTTATTCTGTTCTCCAATGAAACACCCAAACCTGTAAAAATTCTAGCGGGTTATCATCAATATTTCGCCGTTCGCCGCGCAGTAGAAAAAGCAAAGGTTGCGACCGCTACTGACGGCAAGGGCGGCGTATTCTGGCATACTCAGGGCAGCGGGAAATCCCTCTCCATGGTCTTCTATGGGCATCTGCTCCAGGACGTCCTGGACAGCCCCACCTTGGTTGTCATGACAGACCGTATTGATCTGGACGATCAGCTGTACACGCAGTTTTCCAAATGCGCCGGTTTTCTGCGTCAGACACCTGTTCAGGCCGAGAGCAAGGAGCACTTGAAATCCCTGCTTGAGGGCCGAGAAGCCAACGGCATTATATTTACTACGATGTTCAAGTTTGAAGCAGGTGAAAAACCGCTGTCAACGCGGAGGAATATCGTTGTCATGGCCGACGAAGCGCACCGTGGTCAGTACGGCTTTGATGAGCGTATCGTAATGCAGAAGAACGACGCAGGCGAAGAAGAAGCTCGTGTCGTGGTCGGAAATGCCCGGATCATCCGGGATGCCTTACCCAATGCGACATTCATCGGATTCACAGGTACTCCGGTCTCCATGAAAGACCGCAATACCCGTGAAGTGTTCGGCGATTATATCGATGTCTATGATATGACGCAGGCCGTCGAGGATGGCGCTACCCGCCCTGTTTACTACGAGAGCCGCGTGATCCATCTGAAGCTGGACGAGGACACGCTGCGCAAAATAGATGAAACCTATGATCTGCTGGAGGAGGACGCCGACCCCCAGACCATTGAGAAAAGCAAGAAGATGCTCGGGCAGATGGAGAGCGTGCTCGGGGCCGATTCCACAATCCAGTCTCTGTGTGAAGACATTGTCGCGCATTATGAACAGAACCGCGCAAATCTGCTGACAGGGAAAGCGATGATCGTTGCCTACAGCCGTCCAATCGCCATGAAGATTTATCGGAAGCTGCTCGAACTGCGTCCGGGATGGAAGGAGAAAATCGGCGTCGTCATGACGGGCGGCAACAATGACCCCGAGGACTGGAAAGACATTATCGGCACAAAGTCCCACAAAGAAGAACTGGCCCGCAAGTTTAAGGATAACAGTGATCCTATGAAGATCGCTATCGTTGTTGACATGTGGCTCACCGGTTTTGATGTTCCTTCTCTGGCCACCATGTACGTCTACAAGCCGATGCACGGATACAACCTCATGCAGGCTATTGCCCGTGTCAATCGTGTGTTCAAAGACAAAGAAGGCGGCCTTATTGTCGACTATGTCGGTATCGCTTCCGCGCTGCGCGCAGCAATGAATGAATACACCGCCCGAGACCGGAGCAACTATGGCGATATGAATATCGCCAAGACTGCCTATCCGAAATTCAAGGAAAAACTGCAGGTTTGTCGAGACCTTTTCCACGGATATGATTACAGTGGCTTCTTCGGCGGTTCTCCGCTTACCATGGCCAAACTGATCGCCGGCGGCGCGAACTTCGTGCTTGATCCAGCTGCACCACCGACCGTTCATGTTCCAGGCGGTGATGCTCCTACCAGAAAAGACCTGTTTATCAAAGAAGCTATGCTGTTAAAACAGGCGCATTCTCTCTGTTCCAGCCTAACTATAGAAGAAGAACGCCATGAAGCCGCCTACTTTGAAGCCGTTCGCGCAACTGTGACAAAGCTGACAACGGGCGGTTCAGGAGGCAGAATGCTTTCACTGTCAGAAATCAACGCTCAGATCAATGAATTGCTGAAAGCCAGCATTCAGAGCGAGGGCGTAATCAATCTGTTTGACAGCAGGGATCACGGCGAACAGTTCTCCCTCTTCGATCCGGCGGTTTTGGAAGAAATCGCGAAAATGAAAGAGAAGAACATTGCAGTTGAGATTCTCCGTAAGCTGATGGCTGAGCAGGTGTCGATCTATAAGCGAACCAATGTCGTGCAATCGCAGAAGTTCTCAGAAAAGATTACGCAGCTGATGAATGCCTACTATAACGGCCTGATCACGAATGAGGAAGTAATCAAAGAGCTTCTGGAAACAGCCGCGCAGATCGCCGAACTGCATAAGCAAGGCGCTTCCTTGGGCCTCTCCGAAGAAGAAATGGCCTTCTATGACGCGTTGACGAAGCCGGAAGCCATCAAAGATTTCTATTCGAACGATCAGCTGGTAGCTATGACGCGGGAACTGACAGAACAGCTGCGAAAGAACCGTACAATCGACTGGCAGCAGAAAGAAAGCGCCAGGGCGGCCATGCGTGTCATGGTAAAACGGCTGCTCAAGCGGTATAAGTATCCACCCGAGGGTATGGAGGATGCTATCAACACTGTTATGAGTCAGTGCGAGATGTGGACGGATAACTAAAGGTGAGCGAAGGAATTGTTTAGCTGATGAAGAGTTTGGAGGAAAGACAATGGGACTGTTTGACAGACTTCTTGGCCGATCCGACAACAGCAAACCTGATAATGAGATAACTGCGCAACCTGCCGATAGAACTACCGCGCCGGCTATCATTTCGAGAGCTATCGCAGAACGAGAATGCAATCTCAGCAAGGCAGTCAGGATACCTTTCACGGAAGCGGCTTTAACTGGTGGATCTCTGGTGCAGCTGGCTCCAACTTTGAAGGCGCTTGTAGCTGGCAACCAGGTCGGTAACGGCAGCCTGGTGCGTGTTGTGTTTCCCGCCGGAGTGAAAGGCAATCTTGCTGTCGATAAGGCTGGATTGACTTTGGGCGGTATTCTGAAGGATGGTGGTGGACTTGCTCAGGCAAGGCTGGTAGCGGTTGACCCCGCGACTCTTGCCGCACAGGCCGCCATGGCGGCGATCCTGATGGAAATCAATAAGAAGCTCGATAACATTCAGGAAACCCAGCAGAGAATCCTGGATTTTCTGGAGCAGGACAAACAGGCGGAGCAGCAGGCAAACCTGAATATCCTGACGAGCATCCTGGATGGATATCAGCACAACTGGGATAACGCGCAGTACCTCCAGAATCACCACATGAAGGTATTGGATATCAAGCAGACCGCTGAAAAGAATATCATTTTCTATCAGGAGCAGATTGCTACCCTGATCAAGAAAATGCCCGCCCTTCATCTGGATCAGGCTGTGAAGGACACAATCACGAATCTCGGAAAGCAATTCAGCAATTATCGGATGGCACTGTATCTGTTCTCTTTCGCATCTTTTCTTGAGGTAATGCTGCTGGGCAATTTCCGTCAAGCGTATCTTGACCAGGTCGCGGCGAAAGTGCAGGAGTACAGCCAACACTATCAAATCCAATTTTCAGAATGCCGTGATATGATAAAGAAGTACTCCTCGGGATCCGTGGAAACGAAAGTGCTGGAAGGCATCGGCAACGCGGGCAAGGCGCTCGGAAAGTTCATTGGCTCGGTGCCTTTCCTGGCGCAGGGTCCCGTTGACGAGTGGCTTCAGGAGAGCGGTGACAAACTGCTGAAAGGAAACGACGAAAAGGCGGCCCGTGCCGCCAAGCTCTTCAGCACTGAGGAGAAGATCGGCAGCGAGGTATTTGTGGACAGTATCCGCAACGTCAGTATGATCAGCAACCAGACCACGGACGTCCTCTTTGATGGAGAGGCGCTGTATTTGGCTGTAGCGTAACGGTAACTGCGCCAAACTATGATAACAATGGGATGGATCGGTTGGAAGGAGGGCAGGCTGAATGCCACAAAAAATAGATATCCACGGTATTTTCATAGACCCGGAGACGATTACTGATCTCCGCCTGCAGAAGCGAATCTCTGTATTTTACCCTGTGTTCCATGAGGTAAGCACCGGGAAATCCTTCTTCAGTCGTTTTTCCTCATCGCAGAAGCCGCAGCATATCCTGCAATTTGACCATCAGCAGCCATATGGGATCATCCTCGCCGACGCAGAACAACCCGATCCGTCAGGCTATGTTGTTAATTATCGGGAGGCGGCAATCGAGCGTTTCCTTCGGGGAATCGGCCATACCGGGAAGAATATAGCCGGACACATCCAGGAAATGCTCAAGATAGAAATATCCGGCGACCGGCAATACCGTATTCTTCAGTCCGGCCGCAATGTAAAGCAGACATCCATCAGGGAAATCCCCGCAAAAGTGCGGTTGCTCAGCGGACAATGGGTGGATGTATTTAAGAGCAGCCCAGAGTACGATTTCCAGGGCGGTACCCCTTACGCAGTAACGGATGTCGGCTCTTCCGCGCTGATGATTTGCACCAAAGATCAGATTTATGTATTATTTGGCGCTGGTGTTGACGCATCTGATGAGGAGGTCGTCAGCTCATATCGTGCGCTGACAGGCATCTATAACCAAATTCAGGCGCAGAAAGACACTGCGATAGAGGAACAGAAGGCTCGTCCTTTGTTCCAAATGCCGCAGATTAATATACAGTTGCCCAAGGTGGAACTACCCAAAATCGAAATGCCGCAGATTCGATTCCAGTCGCCCTTCGTGTTTGGAAAAAAGAAAGAAGAGCAGGAATTGCAAGCGCTGCAGGAGCCTGAATCGGATGAATCGGGCAGTAATGAGTAGAATAAGCCAAGTTTAAAATGGAGGTCTCGGTATGAATATGCTGAAACGGTTTCTTTCTCTTCTCTGCCTTCTCTGCATTGTTGGAGGGTCAGCTTTGCAGCCCTCTTTCGCTGAGACCACCGCTCTAACAGCCGAACAGCAAAACGCGATTGCTATGCTCAACTACATGACGGTTCTCACTCAAGAGACGAACGCCTCTCAAAACAGCCGCATGTTCATGGAGCAGGCATATTCTTCCCTGATCAGCAACACCTATCCGAACGCGGTAGACAGCAGAACGCTCAGTCAGATGACCGGACTGCTGGATACAATGGAAAGGTATCGGATGATCAGCGTTAAGAGGGATCGTCTGCAATACATCTATGAGCAAAACCAGGCGCAGGCAATACGGGCAGCTGTTCCTAATCCTATGGGATTGCTGAGCTCTGTTCACTCACTTACGCCAGCCAGACTGGTCGCATCCATTGTATATATGGCTGTCGATTCATATACCAGCTACACCGCCTATACAGCTGAAGCTGACCTTCAGTATCTGAAGGACGGCTGGGCACTGGACGATGAAGCGGCTGAAGCTCTTCATGAAAGCCGGAAAAGCGCTTTCAGCTATATGATCAAGATGGTCAACGACTACGGTCTGCCCGGCGAATTGTCTCTGACAGAGGAAACTGTAGGCGAGTTAGTCAAATGGAAGAACAACGAAAATGTGGTTGCTCGCATTCAGTTTCTGGAGTCCAATCAGAAGATTTACCAGTCCTATGGCGGATATTGGCTGATTCTCGCAGATGCCTACTACAACAACGGCGAGTTCAAAAATTGTATTGATGCCGTCTCGACATATGAGGAAATGGGTACGAGGCTGTTCCGCTGGGACTACGAATATGCAAGAATTCTGCCGTTGGCGATTGCTTCCGCGGAACAGGTGCTTCCAGAAGATGAATATGTCGAATATGCATCCAGACGGGCCGAAGCCATCGTTGAGAATACGCAGAACAAAGACTGGGCGCTTCGATATTTTGCTGCCCAGACGTATGTCAGCATTTACGGGAAGACGCAGGATAAGTCATACCTGCAAAAGGCTTACAGGATTGTTCTTGACAATGTAAACTATCTGGTTGAAGAGCAAAAGACCATGAATGCTACATTCCTCGCCGCTGTGAAGGAAACTGCAGTTCCAAAGGGGGCGACAAAAAGCGAGAAAGATCAGATCAACAACTACAACAAAATGCTGAAGGAAAACCGCAAAACGGAGTTTGCGCCGATATCCGAGTCCCTTCGCCTCAACTGCGATCTCCTCTTCGGTATTGCAACAGAGATAAGCATCCCGGATTCGGATAAAGCGCGTGTTGACGCAATTCTCCATCCCAATGGAGCACGTCTGTTCCTGAATGAGGGCATTGACGATCTGTACTGGTTCAATACCACAAACAAAACACAGACGGAACCCGCTGATATTGAATTCGGCGGCACGTCGATGGTGTTGCCCGTTCGCGTGCTTTCTCAGAACGCGACCATCGCGGTATCTGTTCAGGAAAAGGATGCAGCTGAAGCCGTAGTCATTACTGATTGGAAACTTGATACAATTCGGCGTGGGACAGAAGGCGACATCACAACCTATGCAGCAATTTACACCAGCGAAGAAGCGAAGAATCATGTTTGGGGTGTTGAATCCACGATTATCATCACTGTGGTTGGCAATCCTGACATTGATGAAGCTCCCATAACATTCGAGTACACCACGGACGGCACGAAAAAGGCATGGTACGATTATCTCAAGGTCTGGGAGGGACACAAAAACAACTGGTACGATTATCTGAAGGTATGGGACAATAGCGTTAACTTCGTCAGGGTGAAATAAATGGCAAAACGTATTATTGCTCTGATCACTGCTATCATATTGCTGCTTTGCGTGAGTTTGTGTGCCAACGCCTTGCCCAACCAAAAGGAACACGATGATGAATTGCGTGACGTGTTGTTTGGCGAAGGTTATCCTCTTTTTGGAGAGGCAAAAGCAAAATTTCAAGCAATTGCTGATGCGACGTCGTTATGCATTGACCAATTCTCTACCAATGAGGATATGCGCAGCAAAGAAAAGCTGTTTAATTCGCTAAATGAAAGAGTCGGGTTTTCATTCTCCTTTGACGATATAGAATTACAAAAAGGAATAGGCGGAATCAATGTAACAGCCAAAACGCATCGCCTTTATACACACCGCGGCTGGGATTTTCAAGAGTATCCTCTTAAGGAATTGTGGGTGCAAAGAAAGAAAATCTTAACAGCAACCGTAAATAAAGAACTGTTTGGCGAGTCCGCAGGACTGCTTTCAAAGCTGCCTTTTGCTGAAGGTTTTCTTTATAGTGAATCCGCATGTAATCCTCAATGTGAGGCTTTCTGTAAAATGGTCTATTATATTCACATCCTTGGGGATTATGAAGAGGCCAAATCGTATTCTGCTGAATTTCAGCAGTTGATACCGCTGGCAAGACATGAAGATCCGTCCAGTCCTGCATTGATACAGGACATAATATCCGCAGCAAGGGTATTGTTTGCTAATCAACCGTGGAGTCTCGATCTATTCGTCCAAGAGTTGGAAGAGGTTGAGAATAGAGCAGAAAGACTGCTTTCGAATCAAGGTGGCATCAGAACTCAGGAGCAGTTCGATGCTTACTATGCTTGTGGCAGGGATGTCTATAAAATCCTTTTGGACCTGCTTCCCGGGATGCTTCGAAAAGTCGACTTTTTCTCCAATGCATTCTTTTGACAGAATGCAAAAGAATGCCCTATTGTTTAGGAGACGCATATGCCAACTTACACGAACCTGATTCAAACTCCCTTGGATACCATCTTCTGGGAAGACGACAACTTCATCGAAGAGCTGCTCCAGGTGGCGCAGCTCTTTCGGCCTTTTTCGGCCGCGATGGACGAGTTCCTGGCGGAACACGGCTTCTCAGGCGACATCGCCGATACAGATGCCAAGGTGGCGTTTATCCGGGATGTTTTCGCCGGAGCCAATATGGACGCTCCGAGGGAAATAAAAGAATGGTTTGCGGGACAGCCAGTGAAGCGGGATACAGTCTTCCAGATCTGTTTCGCTTTCGGCCTTGACGGCGGAGAGACGGACGAGTTCTTCCGGCGTATATATACCAAAGAGCGCAGCTTCAACTGTCATCTGGTGCAGGAGGCCATCTACTACTTCTGTCTGAACAACGGGCTTACCTGGGCGGACGCGCTTGATATCCAAAGCCGGGTTCCGCTGGCCGGTAAGCATAACGGAAACGCCGATGTGGTTTACACGGGCTCCATCATCTTGGAACTGAACGAGCTGGAATCAAAGGAAGAGCTTATCGCGTGGCTGAACGACAACATCAACAAGTTTGCCAGGAACAATGTGACGGCCTATGAAACCATCCGTCGATTGTGGAATCAGGCTACCGGGCCTGATGGGCTGCTCATTCGAGAAGACAGAGAACTTCCTTCTCTGCTCGACGATGAGGCGACCGGTGTAAAAAGCAAACTGCGCGCGAACGACCGCGGCGCAAAGCCCTGGGACGCATATCTTGCCATCCTCCAGCTGGATAAGAAAGATGTCAAAAAGCTCGGCACTGACCGCTCAATCAAGCCGATTTTAGAGAAGCTCCACGATGACGTTCAGGATTCCTTTCCGGACAGGCAGGGCATCGACCTGATTCTCCGAGGAGAGCATGTTTCCTATGAGCGGGTGCGGAAGTGGCTGGTGCTGCTGACTTTTTACACGTATTGGGCCAAGAAAGCTCTCGCAAAAGGCGATTATGAAGCCCTGTCCGGCGATGCGGATCGCTGCATTGCCGAAATGAACCGGTTCCTGATCGATTGCGGCTATCCGGAACTTTACGTAGGTAATCCTTACGACTGGCTCTTCTTTTACGCCATCAAGGACAGTGAGCCGCTGCGCACCTTCCGTTTCATCTGGAATGAGCTGCTGACAGGCACACTGGAAGAGCACCAGTAAATCCAGAAGGAACAGAGCCTGGGGTATGATGAACACGAACCAAGACAAGGAGGGAGACTCATGGATGGAAGAATCGCGCTGGCCCCGGGCGCTGTGCTGAAGCTTTCTACAGTCACAGGATACGTGCTCTATACCATCAACCGCGAAGTCGGTCGCGGCGGATGGTGCATTGTGTATGATGCTTCCTATACCGACAATCTGGGCAATTACAAGCTGGTTCGTGTGAAGGAATGCTATCCCCATGCCCTTCGGATCAACAGAGGTGAAAACGGTGAACTGATCGCGGGAGCCCGCGACGCGCAGACCTTTGCCGCCGCCAAAGAACGGCTGATCGCCGCTTATCAGAAAAATCACGACCTGTTTACTATTGATGGCTTGACAAACACGATAGCGAACACCTCTGACATCTACCAGGAAAACGACACCGTTTACATTGTCTCGGTTTACATGAACGGGAAGACCTTTTCGGACTTTCAGGGCGAAACGCTGCATGACTGCGTGGCGCTGATTCGGACCGTTGCGTGTGTATTGCAGCGAATCCACGAGGCCGACTATCTGTATCTGGATCTGAAACCGGACAACATTCTGACGCTGGAAGGTTCTCTGGATCTGGTGCAACTGTTTGACTTCGACTCCATGATTTCCGTGCCGGACCTGAATGCCGCGATCCAATCAGGCGATTCCAGCAATCTGCGAACCTCCTACACCAAAGGCTATGCCTCTCTTGAACAGCAGACCGGAAAACTGCGGCAGCTCGGAAAATACTCGGACGTCTACAGCCTCGGCGCGGTACTGTTCTGGGCGCTGTGGCACAGAACGCCTTCCGCCTTCGACTGTGACGCGGACGCAGAATACGACTACGCCCATATGACATATGCCGGGAAAAGCTATCAGGACAGGCTGTTCCGGGCGTTGACAGAATTCTTTCATAAAACTCTGGTAAGCTATTACGCCGACCGGTATCAAAGCATGAAAGAGACTATCAGGCAGCTTGATCAGATCCTCCGTCTGTCCGATGAGAAAAAAGCCTTCCTTATTTCGCCTCCCATGGTCGTTCCCGCTTTCTTTGCCGGGCGTGAAACGGAGCTGGATGAGCTGGGCAAACTGCTGGGCACACCGGATCAACGTATCTTCAGTCTCAATGGCATGGGCGGCATTGGGAAAAGCACGCTGGTCAGGGCGTACCTCGACTCACATCGTGAGGATTATGACGCCGTGCTGTGGCTCTATGACAACGGAAACGCACAGCAGATGATTGGCGATGACCTTGCCGTGCGTATCTCCACCGTCTCGCGGATGAAAGAGGAGCCTTTAGAGGACTATCTTCCCCGCAAGATGAGGGCGCTTGCCGAGATCGTGACGGAGCAGCATGTGCTGGTGGTGATCGACAATGTGCTGCCGGAGCACCTGAACAATTTAGGGCTCATTTTGAACATCGGCTGGGATGTATTGCTGATTTCAAGAGCCGCGCTGTCGGAAGGCCTGTATCCCTCCCTGACGGTCGGAGAAATGGATCCGGAGGCTCTTGCGACGCTCTTCACCCGATACGCCCATGTCGAAATCAAAACAGAGGACGATATCCGTGATTTTAATCTGATCGCAAATACCGTATATGGGCATACGCTGACCCTGGAACTGCTGGGCAGGCAGATCGCCAGGAGCTATCTGACGCTGCGAGAAGCCGCCCGGCTGGTGGAGAGCGCCGGGTTTAAGAGCCTGCCCACAGAAAAGATCGATTATATCCATGACCAGGAAGCCTTCATGGCGCCGCTTACCATGATCCTCGACCGTCTGGTGGAGATTGACCGCTTCTCTAACGATGAAAGACAGCTGCTCAAGATCGCCTCGATCTTCGAACTGCCTGGTATCCGCGCGTCCCTGCTCAGGGATATTTCCCCTGAAGGGAATCTGGACGCCATCAACCGCCTGAAGGACTGCGGCTGGCTGGATGTCGTTTCGGGGCGCGTCGCCTTCCACCCGATGTTGAAGGAGTACTTTGACGCCTGGTCGTGGACGGAGGAAACGCTGACCGCGCTTGATCAGGCTCTGGTGCGCTTATACAAACGGATCAACCCGCGCGATGACCGCCCGGATCTGGACAAGCAGTTTCCCGAGGACTACAGACCCCTTTACGCGATGCTTTCGGCAGCGGAGCGATTGCTCGTTTACACCCGTCCCGCGACGCCGGAGAGCCAGATGCTTCGGTTCCGTATGTTGATGGACGCGCCGGTGGATATCGATGAAAAAGTCCTTGAGCAGATGCTGGGGCTGCTTCGTCATCCGGATTTCCTGCCTCCCGATTGCGTTCTCAGGCTGTATGAAACGGCGGCGTTCATGCTGGGACGGCTCGAATACTATCAGGACGCCCACGAGCTGCTCAAAGAAATGAAGGGGTACCTGAAAAAGCACCCCAGCCACTATTATACGTCGTGGTATTACCGGGCGAAGGCCGTGCTCACCAACAACCAGTATGGCCGGGAAAAGGACAAGAAATGCCTGGAGTACGAGGATGCGGCCATCAAGGCAGCCCGCGCTTCAAAGCATTATGACGCAAAAAGGCAGCTCGCCGGGTGTCTGCTGGCAAAGGTTCAGACACTGCTCGAACAGGAGAAGAAAATGCGCCTCTGCGGCGAAATGCTCTCCGAGGCGGACGAGCTCCTGGCGGCCATCGGCAATCCCGCAGATTATGAGCAATATCACCTTGATTGCGTCGCTGCGGTCTACTTTGCGCGCATCGGGGACGAGGCTTCTTCCGTCGGGCATATTGACAGAGCCACCCATCACGCGGATGTATCGCGGGATTCGCCGCTGTCCTTCATTGAGCACTTGGTGGAGGAAGCGGCCGTGGCCTACATCGAACTTGGCCGCTACGAGGACGCTATCCAACAGATTCTCACAGCGATTCAGCTGTGTGACGAGAATGAAGAAGGCAGACGCTATCGTGAGACCCGGTTCGACGCGACCATATTCCTGGGCAGGGTCTACGCGATGAACGAGGAATACACAAAGGCCGAAGAAGCCTTCCGGGAAGCGGAAAAGAGAGTATCGGATTCGCCCTACGAGTGGAGACTGCCCCTTTGTCCGGAGGATATACGGGAAAAAGCAGAGAAACAAAGGCGCATGATGCGTAAGCCGGACAGTGACAATTCAGACCAGGGAGAGCAGACAATGGATACACAGAAAGTGACGATCAACGGCATAACGATTGCCATCCCCGATTATTATCAGAAGCTTGAACCGAAAACAGATGAGATGAAAGGTACGCTGCCGTATCTGTTTCAGACCGATCACGCCAACTGCCTGGCGCTGCTATCCGAAGTGGATGCCTCGCAGTCACTTCCCCGCACGCAGGACGCGCTCATCGACGGGATCAGAAAGTTTCTCGGTGATAAGCAAGGCCTGATACAGGCAGAAGCCTGTGAAGACTATGCATTCAGCATTGTGAAAACGATGATGGAACCGTCCGGCGTCCAGTACCTCCTCACTTATCAGAGATTCTACCCTGACTCCATCCTGAACATCCAGGCATTCTTTGAGGAAAGCGGCATGACAGGCATGCGTGACTCAATCGCATATGAGATTTGCCGCAGGGAAGGACTCGTCGGCAAAGATGAAGACCCGTTTGTGGGCTGGACGCGGGATCCCTACGATGAAACGATCACGGAAGGCGCCCTGATGAATCTTTCTGAGCATGAACGATTTGACATCAAATTCCCCGGATTTCCTCTGTCGCTGTGCAGAAAATTCGTACGCACACTTGAAAAAGATGAAACGGCAGACTAA